AGCAGTGGTATCAACGCAGAGTACTGCTGATCAGCTGAATACCAGGCACTGTGGCGTTGTACGATTCGCCGGTGGTGATGAAGGAGATCGTCTCCTCACTGGCGCTGGTGGCAGACCCGACAAGGTTGTTGTCGTTGGACGTGAAGTAGACGCGATCAAAGCCCCACTTCTCCTCTGCCAGCTGGCTCCCTTGATTGACACCGCTGTAGCCTGCAGCTCATAGCTGATCAGGAGCTGCACCGGCATTTTATCCAGCCGTATATCGCCGTTTTGCTGGGCGGCGTAGGCGGCGCGCACCATGGCTTTCATGGTGTTGTAGACCGTCTGATAACGGGTGATCGTGCCGTTGTAGATACGAGACCCGATCTTGGGCGTGCGGTAGAACGTGCCAGCGGTAGGCACCAGCTGAAAGTCCTCGTACGACTCTGTGTAGCGCAGTCCGGTGATAAAGGGCACCTGGACCATCGCGGAAGGGCCGACTACCCAGAGATTGATGAACGCTGCTTCGCGCAGCTGGGTGTAGTTACTCCCCGCAACCAGACCGTCCGTAGGGTTAGCGATGGCGGTCTGCGGAACGGAGATGACGGGAGAGATAGGAAAATTGTTAGCCATATCCTTGCCTATCCTCTCTTACGATGCCGCCGGGGGGTCACCGGCGCGAGGTTGATGATAATCGTGTTGAGAGGGCGCCGATCCGCGTACCCAATGTTGACAGTGACCACGTTGGTCACCACATTGTAGGCGGTACTTACTGTGGCACCGTTGTGATACCGCAGGTAGTACGCCGCCATCAGCTGGGTGCCGATGCTGTTCATCTGCGCGACCACTTGCGCGGCGGTTGAGGAGGGGGAGCCCAGGATAGGCTGATAGGCCGCAACCAGCAGGTACGCCAGGGTGTCGAAGCAGTCACGTTCCGACAGGTACATGAACCAGTTTTGATTCCGTACGAGTCCGTCTGTGGTGCGGTCGTGATCAGGTCACGAGTGACCAGGCGCCCCAGGGTGGTGCTGTACTGGAAGACGGTGAAGCCTGCACTGGCCAGCGCGTTGAGCTGGGCAACGGTGAGATACTGCGCGGTACCGGCGTCGGTCGGTGCCTGCGAGGAGAGCCCCCTGGGGGGTCACGCCGTACAGGTTGAACTCCGCGCTGGTTGCCGCCTTCTGGCCCGCGACCATACCCGCGACCACGAAGCCGGGGACGGAGCCCAGCAAGCCGGGGCTGATGGGGTTCGGCCCGGCCAATGCCCCATGGCCGATGACCGTCACGCGATCGCTATTGCTGGTCTGGTAGGCAGTCGTCAGCGTGGTGTAGCTGGTGCCTGCCGCCGGGCCTAGAATCGCCTTGATGAACAGGTTATTCGCCAGGGCAGAGGCAAGGAAGGTCTGGACGGGCGCCATGATGCTGTAGGCATCCAGCGCTGCCACGAAGAAGTCCACTTCGCCCCAGCCGCCGGTTGCGACCTGAGCCAGCCGGTTCGCAACGGTGTTGGCTCCCGACGCATCGGAGGCGACGGACCCGAAGGCGCCGTCATTGCCGCCCACCAGCACGTACGTCCCGTTGACCGGGAACGTGGTAGAGCCGGTGTAGGTGATCGCGTTGATCACTGACGCGGGGTTCGTGGCGGGGTTCGCGCGGTTGATTGCCTCCATGATCGTCAGATTGGAGCTGAAGTCATACAGGCCGGTCGTGAGCGTCTGGACCACCTGCCCCAGGACCGTATCACTGACCACGATGGATTGCACCGGCACCGGGTTGGAACCGCCGGTGATAGTGATAGCGGAGAGCGTCAGCAGCGGCTGTGCGCCGGTGTAACTGGTGGAAGAGGAGCCCGTTGGTCAGCGACACCGGGAAGGTGACGGTGAACGCAACGGCGCCGGTCACCTGGGTAGTCGCCTGGGCAACGGTCACCGCGCCGCCGGACCCGCCTACGGTCGCGGTTGGGATGGTGCTGATACCGTTGATGCTGGCGGCGATCGCGGTCGCGTTGAACGTGTTCAGGTTGGTTGGGGTGATTGGGGTGCCTGCGGCGGTCCCCTTGAACGCCAGGGTCAGTCCGGCGCCGGATCCGCCCGCGCAGTTGTAGATCGTTACCAGCTGGATTTCCGGCAAGGTCGCGGTGCCGCGTTGTACTTCGGTGATCACCGCCTGCGGGGCGTTCATGGCGACGGAGAGATTATTCCCGCGTGAGCCCGCGTACTGCCCTGCGGCGGAGAGCGTGAATGGCCCGCAGGAGACTGCGGCTTCCACGTCAAAGCACCGTATCAGCAAGAGCGAGAGCGGGTAGGACGATACCTGGGGCAGCTGGCTTGCCACTGCAGCCGCCAGGCGCGGCCCGTTGTAGCCGGTTGAGGAGGCAGCGGTTGGGTCACCGCCCACGATTGCCGCTTGATTCGGCGCAACGCGGCAGATGGCGGGGCCTTGCGGGAACTGCCCAAGAATCGCGACGGTACGCGGCGCCTGGGCAGGCGTGGACGGGCTTGTCTGTGTCGCAAGCTGATTGAGCGTTACAGACGGAGGAACGTATGGCATACCTACACCAGCTCCAATCGCACACCAGTACGCGTACTGGACGTGCTAGGCGGTGTGCTCTGGATGGGGGATCGCGGATCAGGTGAGCTGGGGGATGGGCGCCATGATCGGGATCACAACCTCGTAGTTGGTGTCCGGGGCGATCTCAGACGTGTTCGCGAGAGTAATGGGACCGACGCCTGTACCCGTCGAAGACTGGTACCAGCCCACCTGCAGATTAAAGTTCATCCGCACCATGGAGAGATACGGCAGCCCGAACGGGCGGGGATCAGAGAGGATCGGTTGGGGGTACTCTATCGGGTCAAAGAGGTTGTCCAGAATGGGGTGCATGTTTCGGTTGCGGAGTTCCCGCAGGATATAGCTCTGGAGTATCAGGCCGTTCGTGGTGATCGCGTACGCCGATACGACGCCCCATACCAGATAATCAGCCAGGTACCGCCTGCTGGCTTCGTTCGCGGTGTAAATGCCGAAGGTGACCTTACACCCAGGGCTGCGGGCCTGAAAGCGCCACTGGGTGCCGTCTACGGTGGGCTGCTGCAGGCCGTAGTTGTTGCCCAGGCCCAGCGGTCCAGGGGTAATGGAGGTGTAGACCACGATCGGTCCCACTTTGTCCATCGAATACTCTGTGACAAACGGGACCGTAATGGCGTTGCCCATTTCATCGACCAGCGGCGTCGTGGGGGTGTTGTAGACGGAACCCACAATGGCGATAACCTGCCGCAGGGCGTATTCAAACAGGCCGGAGATGGGCGACGGTCCAGCAGCGGGCATAGTCCCTCCTAGACCAGTACGTCGCGCGGCGCCAGGCCAAGATCAGCCAGGTGATCGTAGACGTAGGAACGAAGCGCCCGTTGCGTCGGATCGGAGACAGGCGCCTGGAGCGCGCGGTAGAGAAACGGGTTGCTTTTGACGTAGCCGCCCGTCTTGTACTTGAGGCGCCGAAGCGGGTAGCGCGTGGTGCCCCAGCGACTGACGATATGCCCCACCATGACGGGTTCGCCGTAGCCCAGCATGGAGAGTTCACCGCCCAGCTGACCCAGCTGCGTCCAGCGGATGGACTCCTCCAGATCTCCCGTCAGCGACGGGGCCGCGCCCTGGGCGTCGTCTTGTAGCTCTTGCCCGAACTCCTGGAGCGCGTCGGAAAGATAGGTGGTCAGGGCGTCCCGGATGACCTGACCGATAGATCCTGGACTAAACGAGTTGTTCACTGCACCGGAGCGCGGCGTCGGCTCTTGGGGTCCGGTGCTTCTGGTGTATGTACTATACTTACAGTAATTTGGTCATGCGAATCTGTAGCAGAAGGCACTACCTGCCAGCCGTTTTCCGGGACGGTATCGGCGGGTGTCGGTGCCAGCTCTACAAGAGGAGCCGGGATTTCTCCTGCCGGTACATCGACACAGCCCGCGTCCCGGAGCATCTGTTCGTGAATAGGAAACGCGTAGATCAGATCGTCTTTGTCTGCCTGGTACGCGGCGCCGTCCCGAAGATAAATCGGGCGGGGTGCCAGCGGAGCCACCATCGTAATGCGTCCTTCCATGACCGCTCCTTACAGGTGCCGCACCAGCCACACAATGGCCAGCAGCAGCGCAATAATCACCAGGAGACCGATCAGGCCGTCCGTAGTACTGAGCTGAAGATGCACGCTACGCTCCTAACTGATGGTATAGACCGCATCCGCAGGCTCCCGCACGCTAACTTTGTAGATGCAGGCCATGATCACGCCGGTGCGCTGCAGGAAGTGGCCCAGATCCTCTATGACGATGCGCCGGAGATCCGGAAGCACTATCAGATCCCCCTTCTGGTAGGGGTAGAGGTACGGGTTGACCAGATTGCGTTCGCAGATGATAACCGGCGGCTCCCACTCCATCAGGCCCATCGGGGTCATCTCGTGCTGGATAGCGAACTCATTGAGGGAGATAGTGATCGGGCGGGGCGACAGGTACCCGATCCGCTGCGTGTCGGTCAGGTCGTCCGGCGCCGTCCAGGTGTCGTTCAATGACGCGGTGTTCGCGCCCACGCCCTGGTGAGAATACACATCGTACGTCGCGGTGCGCGCGGCGCCGGGCGTCGCTGCGGTGATCACCGGGAACCATGTACACGCCAGATTCAACATGTCATAGCGGTTCATGGACACCTCGGTCGCCGCCAGCGGATCGCCGGGCTTCTGTACCCGGAGCACATAGAACGGGTTGTTCTGCGGCGGGTCGGGCTGCCCGGTCAGTGCCAGAATGGTGATCACGTCGCCGCGCTGAATATCCAGGCCCACCATGGAGTAGAGGGTCTTGGGCAGCGTGGGGGCGCCCGCAGTGGAACTTCCGGCCATAATGTCCACGCCGCCGGTGTCCTCGCTGACGGAACCATCGTCTATCTGCACGAAGATCGGTCCTTCCAGCGGGCCACCGTAGACGTAGTTTCCGGCACGCTGAACGGTGACAAAGGCATTCTGGATGATCATCAGGCGACCGCCAGGTTCGTGTAGGCTGCGGCAATATCCGATGCTTCCTCAGACAGCAGGTTCGCGCGGTTGCGCTTGCCGGTGCCCCAGGAGACGTGCCGCACTCCAGACCCGACGCTTTGCGCGCCGTACGGGTTGCGCGAGAGCGCCAGCTGGCCGGTCACTTCCAGAATCACCGCACGCCGCAGATCTTCGGGAAGCGTCCCGTAGCCGCCTCTGTAGGTCATCACGATCGTGCTGTCCTGGGGGACGTAGTAGCCCACCGGGAAGCGGCAATAGCCCTCGGATGGGGCGATGTAGAGATCCGAAGGGGGAAAGGGGTTGCCCTGGTTGGACCAGGGGTAGATGATCGACGCGCTGTAGATCTGCTGGACAGGGAAGGCGTTCAGGAAGACGTAGCGGGCGCTGGCACCCATACTGGCACGCGGGGCATGGGCTGCGGCCAGCTGTCCTTCCTGGGTCAGGTCAAAGTACTGATCACTGGGGCTGGTACTGGAGCCGCGCTCCTGGATATGTTCGACCGCGTAGGCAACTACGGGGTCTCCGGCGCTGTGCGGGTAGGTAAGGCTGGTACCCGGTATCAGGTTGACCGTCGCCGGGATAGGCGTACGCCAGGTGGTGATCGTGAGTGAGTCCACCATGACCATTTCCTGGGTGCCGCCGGTGCCTATCAGGAGCGCCAGCAGCGGGGTGCCGTCCAGGTTGACCGCGCTGGTGACCGGAATCGACGTGGCACCCGCCAACACGTTTCCGGAGAGCGTGGTGATGCCCGGAAGCATCAGCCGCCGGTTCGTGGCCATGTCCAGGCGGGCACAGGCGGCGGCGATCAGGCCGTTTACCACGTCTTCACTGAGCATGGAGGTGGTGCCGACTGCCCACCCGCCCACCTGCATGATCGGGTCCATCAGGAGATCGCTCATTTTCAGGTAGAGGCGGGGCATAGATCACTCCTCCTCTGGATCACCCTTCGGAGCGGAGGGTGTCGGTAGCGTTATCGTCAGATCCGGCGGGGGAGTGCTCTTGACCGGCGCCGGTTTCTTGGGCGGCGGGAGAGTTTTCTTGACCGGCGGCTTCGGCGCGGGGCTGGCAGCTACGCGCTCCGGGGCCGGTACCGGGCTCACTACCGGGGCCTGGTCTGCCAGGTGCTGGGCGGCGCGGGCGGCTTCGGCGCGCTGGGTGCGTACCTGCTCCTCGCTCATGCCGGTGTAGCGCGCCTCATTGGCGGGGTTCGCCAACCATGCGGCGCTTTCCTCCCTGCGGGCTGGACGGTAGGCCCGCACCTTTTGCTCCACACCGTAGACCCACTCTGAACGAAGCAATGAACAGAGCGCGTAGGCGTCGGCTTCGGCGTCCGCACCGGGCTCCGGGTACTGGGGGTGATGGCGGTAGGGGCGTACGTCAATGAACAGGAAGCCGTCTTCTACGGTGTATACGTGCTGGTTGACCGCTGCAACAGTATCGCCGTTTTCTGCTACCAACAGAGCAATGTCGCGCGTCATGGATGCTTTTCTCCAGGGGTTCTAGAAGAGAACCGCCCAGCGCCGCCGGAGAGACGCTGGGCGGTAGCGGAACATGCCGCCAGGAGTCGCCAGGACTACCTATGCGTAGCGTACACGCTGGAGAGTCGAGAGGAACGCGCCCGCCCGTACTGCAAGCACTTCGTCTGCGGTCACCGCGAACTGCCGCGTACGGGCGTTCACGAGTGCCAACAGCTGCGGGGTGAGATCGTTCACGCGGGGCACAACCACGAAGTTCGGGTCACGCGTTACGAGATAGATTTGCTCAGACCCGTAGCCGTTCGGGTTACCGGCAACGGAGACGTTCGGGTAGGTGTACCCGTCGCCATTGGCACCGCCCTGCCAGTAGGGGGTTGTACCCTGGAGCCCGCCGGTAGACGAGGTGGCGGCGCCGGAGTCAATCCAGCTGGTGACGGGGGTTTCAGGGGCGGTTGCGGTGTAGGCGTGGACAATGGCCAGCAGGGTTTCGGTCAAGGTGGTGGCGCCTTCCCAGATGCAGTAGTACAGCACTGGCAGGGTGGCACCGCTTGCCGGATCGATGATGGTCGGGGTGCTCCAGGTGAGCTGGATGGACTGGTTGAGTGTCGGGGCCATCGAGACTTCCGCACTGGCTAGCGTCTCCCCGTAGACGGTAACCGCAGTGACGCGGTAGTAGCGGGTGGTGGCGGGCAGGGTGCTTGCGGTGGCGTTGGCGGAGAGCGAGACCGCGCCCATCGCGCCGGGGGTAGAGAGGAAGCTGGACAGCACGATCGGAATGTTCCGGTAGCTGTAGACTTCCACGCCCGGATCGCTGTTATCGACGGTCACCGGGGCGCCCATCGCGCCGCCATCGTTCATCGGCTTGAAGGGTCGGCGCTCCAGCCCAAGACGGGTGATGGGGGTGGTGAGCTGGACCAGGCGGGACTGCATCTTCGGGCTCATCACGAAGAAGAAGCTATCGTCCTGGGGGTTGGCAGCCAGGGGCGTTCTGATCGCGTCGATCAGCGAGTCGAGCATGGGCAGCGTCAGGACACCGTTGGTACCCAGCTGCGTGGCGTCGATCTTATTCTGGCTGGCGGTGAGCTGGCGGAAACCGTCCCAGGCGGGCCGGTAGGATTGAATGGTCGCGGCGGCAGACCCGAAGATATGGGTCAGGTCTTCCATCCAGCCCATCGACCGGACAGCGCCTTCGATTTCCAGGTCAAGCAAGCTGCCGTTGACGCGGGCAACCTTCTGGGCGAACAGCGACACGTCGCCGTTGCTCTGGAAGTGCTTGATCGGGAATTGGAGCTGCTGGTAGGTGCTGGTGGTCGGGGCAACGTAGCCGGTGGTGCCGGTGTATGTACCGGGCGCCTCCAGCACGAACTGGGCCTGCGGCAGAGCGGTGCGCTGGTTGAAGAAGTAAATGTCCGTATCCCAGGTCTGCGTGGGCAGGGCCACGCGGAGCGGGGCGAATTTACGGACGTACTCCAGCAACAGCGGAGAGATGATCTTCTGGACTAGCGGGCCAGCACCGCTGCCAAGGGTGATAGCTTCGCGAAGGTCTTGCAAACCGGCCATGTACCATGTCCTCCAACAATGGGAGGGATGAGGGGCGGTGTCCCGAAGAGACAGGCGGGGATGCCTGTGGGCACCATAGGGGGGTCGCTGAAGAGTACCTACGGGGGACAGGTACTAGAAGATACCCATCACTTCATCGCGCTCCTTGAGCGCTTGTTCAATGAGTATCGCGGCTTCATGGACGCGGCGTTCGATCGGTACGTTCTTGTCGGCCATACGCGCGGTCAAGGCATCCTGTCGTTCGCGGATCGGCCCGTCGCCAGGCGCCGCGTCGTCGTTTTCCACGATCTGGGTCTGTCGCTTCGGGTTCTGGCGCCAGCTTGCCTTCTCCGCGACCTTGATCGCGTTGGGGATGGCTTCGGTGAGCGCGGTGATCTGGGCCTGCATCGCTGCCAGCTGCGCGGTCACCGGATCGACGGGACGGGCGGGCTTCGGCGGCGTCTTCGGGGTCACCCCGGCTTCGCGGAGCGCTGCGGCAACAGCGCGCGCGATCAGGGCTTCTTGCGGAATCGGGGCCTGACGTTCCTGGGCTGCCTTGCGGGCTTTGGCGCCCTTGAACTGCTTGCGCTGGGCGTCGGCTCCGGCGTTGTTGCCTTCGCTGTCGTCCATGGCGTCTTCGCCGTCCGGATCGGTGTCGTCTTCCGGGCGATCGTCGGGCTCATCGTCTGAGCCCTCGCCTTCGTCCTGCCCGCCCGCGCAGTCCATGCCCAGAATACCGGCGATGTGGTCATGGGCAGCGGAGAGCTTCTGCCGGTTGTCGGCAGAGATCATCCTGCCCTCTTCCTGCACGCTGTCAGCGGCAAGGTAGGTGATCAGGTTATCCAGCGCACCGCCCAGGGTCGCGGCGGGCACATTGAGCGCCTGAAGTCGTTCCTCAAGGATCAGATCGATCTGGGCAGCCAGATCCGGCGTGGTGCCAGCCATAGCGTTCTCCTGTGGGGATGTTGGCGTGAGGTCTGCGGGCGGCGCGGCGGCGCTCTCCGGTGGGATCGCGGCTTCGGGTTGATAGACATCATCAGCACTGGTGGGCTTGCCGGTGATCGCGTCCAGCATCTGCTGGTAGAACGGGTCAAACGCGGAGAACGGCTTCGGGGCGGCGGGCGTGATCTCAGAGACGCGGGCAGGGTCTACTGATTCCAGAATCACGACTTCCCGGTTGCGCGCGCTCTTGACGCCCGGACGGACGGTATGGTCCAGGCGCTCCAGCTCCATCTTTTTGACGATGGACACGCGCTTGCCGTTCATTTCACCCTCTGCCACTTCGGCGCTCCCACCTTCGGCGTAGAGCGATACGCCGTCATGGAAGCCGCCCTGCAGAAGCGCTGCCAGATCGCGGCCAGCACTCGTGTTCGGTATCTCGCCCTCATACCAGGCGTCGTCTCCGTCCAACCACACTTTGGTCAGCTTGCCTACGGTGTCGTAGACGCTATCGGCGTCCCCGGCGGCGTGCGAACTCATCATCTTGATCGGCGGAAGCGCGCCGTCCGCGATCCGGCGCTGGGCGCTGGCCACCGCTGCCTCTACCGTCGCGGCGGGATAGAAGCGGTTGTTGAGCGAGAGGGAATCTTTCTTGAGCCACGTTCCGCGAATCTTCGCGTAGATTGGCCCTTTCTCCTTCACCGCGCCTGCCACCTGCGGGGAGGGGAGAGCTTCTGAGAGGTGCATGGGTACTCCTCCTTGAGCGGGGTGTTAGGATGGGGGGAGATGGCGGGAGAGGCGTTTCTGGAGATCGGCCTTGATCTGCGCGCGGGCGGCGTTGTGTGCGGCAAGTGCCGTTTCACCGATCTTGTCCTCGCGCCCCAGGGTAGGGCCATTCGGAACCGAAAGCCCCTTCTTGCGCAGTGCGTGCCGGACGTATTCCGGCATAGGCGCGGCGGCGGGCGTCCGCAGGAAGGCATCCAGTTTTGCCTGGGCGTCCTTGGGGTCTGCCCCCTCGATTACCTGCTCTGCCTGCTCTTCGGGTGTGCCATGGAAGTCCCAGCGGCCCATTTTAATCCAATCCGGGTTCTCAGGGCTGCCAGCGTCAAGCCATACGCGGCGTTTCGGGCGCCGGGACGCCTCAGAAACACTCCTGGTATTGCCTATGATGGCAGATTCTGCAGGCGGCGTGTAGCCATTTGTTTGAATCTTCTTGAAAATCGGCACATACGGCTCCAGACTGCCCTTCGCGGCGATGGCCGTATAGGCGCGCGCGTGCCCCAGCACCCCTACCTCGCTCTCTCCCAGGCATCCCTGACCTGTATGCGGGCAGCTGAAGATGTGCTCTACCGGGATCTGCGCGTAGAGCACTGTACTGATGCCGCCGGAGCTTACGTCGTTGCCGTTGGGTACCTGAAAGTTCATGCTGGTTTTGTAGGGGTTGTCCGCCTTGCCGATGCAGACCATGGGGTCTGTGGCGAAGCTGGAGAGCGGTATTTCATCGGCGGAGCCCGGCTCCAGCTGGTAGGTGATGCTGTCTTTCCCGCTGTCGAACGCTGCCTGTGCCGCCTGCTGGAAGGCGGGGTGCTTGAGCCGCTTGACACCGCGCGCGACCGCGACGTGCGTAATTCCCCGCGCTTTGTAGTACTCCTGGGTGTTGTTGTAGATTTCGCTGAGTGCGGCCTTGAGCGGGGCGCTGTAGGCCGGGTTCGCGGCGATCGCTCTGCCTTGATCGTAGTTCTCCTGGGTAACAAACGGTGGTTTGCTGCCATTCCACCATGTCGTCCCGAACAACTCGCTTGCTGCCTGCTGGATGGCGGAGGAGCCCACGCTGTTGGAAACCTGATGCTGCCAGCGCTGCAAGATACCGCTGGCCAGTTTCTCATGGGGATCGCTGTGGAAGTTGTCGTACAGGCCCATCACGTTGTAGAGCGCGGTTGCCTGATCGGCGGTGATGCCTGCTTTCTTGAAGCGGTCGCCCAGCGTCTTGGAGGTGGAGGCTTTGAGCTGCTGCGGCTTGTACAGGCTCCCGTCAGGCTTGTACAAGCCCGCCTGTTCCACCTTCTTGGTCGCGGTGATGACTGCGGGCGTCAGCGTACTGGTGCTGTGGGCGACGGACTTCGCGAACGACGCGTGCTCATGCGGCCCGGCGCCGCCGGGGACGCCGGACACCGAAAAGTGCCAGGTCGGGGCGGTATTCGGCGTGCCGAAAGATTTATTGCTCTGGTGGATCGTGTCGCCAGCGGCGCCCGCCGCCGCCAGCTGGGCCAGCTTGCCCTTGTACTGTACCGCCCCTAGTTGCGCCGATGCGGTCTTGTCCTGAAGGCTGGATGCCTGGGCGTCGTGCTGGGCTTGTTTTTCAAACAGGCCCAGGGCTTTGTGCAGCTTGGCGACGTGTGCCACCTGCCCGCGCCCTTCATCGGTGTTTTCGTCCGGTATGTCGATGCCCAGCGCCCGGCTAAACGCGTTATGGGCGGCGGTCTTGATCGGCCCTGCGGGGAGATTCCCGATCCGGGTGAGGGCGTGCATGGAGGACAACGCCCGTATCTGCAGCCGAAGCGATTTCGCGGAGAGGGTGGGCGTGTCGCCGCTGTTCAGCTCTTCCAGGTCTTGCTGGCCCAGGAGCCCGCGCGTGAACGCATCGTTCTTGACCTTCTCCTTGAGCTGACTGTTGAGCGCGGTACCGATGCCCTGGTAGTCTACGTTCTTCTTCGGGGAGAGGAGTGCCTGCATGTGGGGCATCAGTTCGGCGTCCCCAAAGCCGCTGTTCGCGGCATCCTTCAGGATGTTCGTCGCGGTTTCCTTATGCCCGGCGTTCTCCGCGACCCTCGTTGCCAGGAGTTCGTGCATCAGTGCCAGCTGGTCCGAGCGCTTGCTGCCCTGCAGCTCCAGCTTGATCTCATCCGCGATGCGCTGCGGTAGCTCTTCCTTGTTGACCGCTGTGTCCAGGTGCTGGAGCGCGCGGGCGCGTTCGCCCACCCGGATCAGCCGGTCGTATTCGTCTTTCGCCTCCTGGGGACTATACATCTCCGCTGCGGCGTGTTTCTTCATCAGGGACGCGTGAGAGCCGGTGGTCAGCGCCCCTTCGTCATAGGCGTGTTTGAGCGCGGCCTGGGCTTTCGCTGCGTGTTCGCCCTGGTTGTAGTCCGTACCGGCGGGCGTCGGTGCAGCAGGGGGAGGGGTGGACTGTAAACTACTGACGTTCTTTTGCTGGTCCAGCGCCTGGTGATAGGCGCCGGGTGCCTGGTCCTGGTGCTTGGCCGGGAGCGGGTGGCCCGGTGCCATGTAGGCATAGTCCGGGTGCTGCTTCGCCAGGATCTCGTTCATCATACCCGGTCCATCAGCTGACGGGCTGAGATCGTCCATGCTGTGGGGAAGCGCGCCGCCATGCTGCGGGTGCGTGGGAAAACTGGGACTCGCCGGGAGATGCGCAATGTTGTGCCCCAGGAGGACGTGCGGGCCTTTGTCGATGTTCCCGCTGTCGTCCAGATGCACATGGGTCACCATGCCGGTGTGTGACTTGAGCGTGACCCACTTACCGTCTGCCATTCTCGCCTCCTTTAGGCTGCCTGGGTGCTGTGCGTTTGATTCGCCTGGTGCGCGGTGGCGGCATGGGCAAGCGCGGTATGAAGATCTGGGATTTTGTCGCTGTAGACGGTGCCCTTGAGGCTGTTCAGGTGCGCGTCGTGCTCCAGCGGGGTGATGTGGCCTGCCGCCAGAGCGTTTGCCAGGGCCTGCTTGGCGATCATTGAACTGGACTCCGCCGGGTACTGGTTGGCACCTACGTGCGTCCCTATGGGGTTGGCGGCGTCGTAGTTATGTTCCGTCTTGAGCGTGTGCAGCGCGGCGTCGGGGCTTGTGTCGCCGCTGAGTAGCCCGGACCTGAGCGCCATGCGCTGCTGGTAGGTCAGGTGCCCGGCGCTGTGGGCGCGTTCGACGTGCTGCAACGCGGTTGGTCCCAGGGTGCCGCCCCTGGGCAGCAGATGCGCCAGGAGATGGAAACTGGCCTGGTCGGTCGCGTGGTGGTTCAGGTCGTACATGATGTTGTTGATGTGGTCGTTGCTGATCGCGTGTGTACCGGGCTGGCTGTTGAAGGCGGCGTGCGCGATCGTCTTCGCGGCAGTGCTGGCCTGGTAGTTCATCAGGGTGTTATCAGCACCTTGGTAGTACTTGGAGAGGTGCTTTTCGATGGTGCTATTGGGCTCATCATTCAGCGCCTGGGCGATATGCGCCAGGTGCTTACCGGAGATGTGTCCGGCGTCCTCATAGGCGGTTGCCAGTGAGAACGCCCGCGCGCCTTCGTGGGTCTTGTCCTTCGGGGCAAGGTCGGTGAGCGCGGGCTTGTAGGACTGGTGCTGGATCTGCTCCAGGTAGTGGACGGCTTGCTGGCCGGTAATCTCTCCGTTGGCAAGGGCGCCGGTGATGTGGTGGAGCGCTTGCTTGTGGAGGTGGTTGTAACTCAGCTGCTGCAGGGCGTACATGACGCTGGATTTCGAGGCGTACTTGCTCTTCCACTTGGCGTGCATGGTGTCGTGTTCGGCCTTGTCGATATGACCCGCTGCCAGGGCGTGCTTGAGCGCGGTAGGGACGGTCATGTTGCCGTATTCAGGGACTTTGTGCGGATCCACGCCCAGTTTCGCCAGGGACTTGTTGAAGGCGGCTTCTTCCTGCTCTTTGGTCTTGGGTTTGGCGGGCTTCTTGGGGGTCGTACCGGCGGGGCTCCCTGCGGCGTGCGCGCCGGACGCTAACGGCACACCGGCGGGGCTCTTCGCACCGGCGGCGTACGGCCCTTCGGCGTACTCTGTGTTCGGATCGTAGTCTGCCTTGCCCAGCAGTGACGCCTTGCCGCCCTGCCCTGGTTGAATCGAGACGCCTTCGCCTTTCTGGATCTTTGTGACCAGTGCGCGCCGGGCATCATCGCCGCGAATGACCAGGTGATCCTGGTTATGCCCCATAGGGACGTACTCTACTTCGTAGCTGGTGCCTGGCCCGGATCCAGAGTGGGAGAAGATGTGCGAGACCGGGAAGGTGGCCATGTGGGTAACGCCGTTTTCGCCGTTGCCTTCCTTGCTGAAGCCCTGGTTCAACGCCCAGCTGGCCAGCGGGCGTTGATAGTGACTCCCAGCGGCAACGTGCGCGACCGCAGCATTGCCGAACCCTGCTTCCGCTGCGGCGTCCTGCAGAGCCTTGTGTTTACTTCCTGGTGTTTCGCCCCACACGCCGCCGCCGCGCGCCAATGAGACGTGCGTAACGCCTTCCTGGGCAAAGTGTGACTGTGTTTCATCGTAGACCGCGCGCGCCCAGGCCCTGGCGGCCTTGGTGTGCTGCTTATAGATCTTGGTGGCGGTGTTGTAGTCCGCATCGCCAATGCCCGGATCGTTCTGGAAGCCGGGAAGCCCGAACTCATCCGTAACCGCGTGCATCCCTACCAGGGAGCCTAATTTCGTGGAAGAAGCGTTCCAGTGCTCTGTAATCAGGCGTGCCAGGGCAGCGTGAGGGTTGCCGGGGTGGTAGGTTTTGTAGCCTCCGCCATAGGTGCCGCCGACGATCGCGTCATGGAGCGCTTCGGCCTCCTGCGGCGTAATCAGCTTTTGCAGGCGCTTGCTGACCCGGTTCGCGGCGGTTTCCTCGCTGGAGTGGTGCTTGTCCCACACTTTCTGCGCGGCGTCGTTGCCTTTCTTGGACCACTGGGCCATGTTGAGCGTCGGGCGGGTGTCGAGCGGTGGAATCAGATCCGCTGCGGCGGCGCCGGTCATGTGATTGCCCAGGGCGCCGTAGACTTCCTCCGGGCTCATGGACCCATGCGCCAGGTGCCCATGGAGGAGCTGGTGGGTAGCGGCGTCGATGCCTCCGGCGGCGTGCGCGTCGTCTATCGCCTGCTGGAGCGTGCCGGTGTGTGCGGCGACTTCCTGTTGGGCGTCGTGGGCGGCTTTCGCGGAGCCCAGCATGGCGTTGAGATCTTGCTGATCGATAAACCCCGCGTCCAGTGAGTCGTGGAGATCGTGGGCATGATCTGACGTGATGATGCCCGCCTGGTGGTGCGCGTCGATACCGGCGTGCCCGTCCATGGGCACCGCGACCGGCGCGAGTGTCGATTGATCCGCTGTGTGTGCCGCCGCGTTGGTCTGGTCTACCGCAGACGTGAGGGTCTGGATAAGCTCCTGGGCCTCGCCGGGCGTGACGTTGCCGTTGTGGACGCCTTCCTTGATGTAGGTCGCGGTGTCCGGATCCAGGATGCCCGCGCTGACCGCGCCGTCTACCGCGTTGTGGAGGGCGTCGTGCCCGCCGATCATCTCCTGCAGCTTGTCCTTGACGTACTCCTGGGAATAGGAGCCGTTGAAGACCAGATCCTGCAGATCCGATGCCTGGTTATAGGTGATCTGGCCCGCCTGCTTGGCGGCGTCGATCGCGTGCGCGGTCGCGGCGGTCTCCGGGGTATACCCGTACTGCGTGGACAGCAGGCTGGAGATTTCCTGGGGGCTCTTGAGCCCGGTCAGGAGAGAGGTCTGGTAGTGGCCCTTCGCGGAGAGCCCGATCGCGCCATGGTCGTATGCCTGCTGCAGCAGATCGTGCGCGCCCTTGATCTTCTGCTCTGTCACCAGATTGGCGGCGTTTCCGGCGGCGTCTTCGGTATTGGGGGTTGCGCCGGAGAGGATGCTGTGTTTAATGTCGTCGGCTTCGCTTGGCGTCAGCGTGCCTGCCTTGACCATCGCCTTGAGCGCGTCTTCGTTCGCGGTAAAGAGCGCCGCCTGCTCTTCCAGGGTCTTGTAGACGCCTGCGGTGTCACCTGCCGCAGCCTGCTGGTGCAGGGAGCTAAGGTGATACGGGACCAGCCCGGCGGAGACTACCGCGTCGATCGTATCGTGGGCCTTGTTCATGTCGTCCATGAGCTTGCTCTGGTCGTTCGCGGCCTTGAGCTGCTTGACCACGCCATGCACGTACTGCGGCGTGAGGTCGCCCTTCTGCAGGGCAGCCTTGAGATCCGCCGCGTCGGCGTCGGTCAGGCCCAGGTTGCCTGCCTGGTGCTCCGTGTCCAGGAACGAACCCACATGCGCCGTATAGGCAGCCTTCTGGTCTGCCAGTTCCGCGTGTATCGCTTCGGGGCTCATGTCGCCGTTGGTGAGATCTTGATGCAGTTTTTGCGCGAGATCGGCGGGCGTCGTTGGCGTATCGAAGATGCCCTGGACTTCTGCTTTGGTCAGCGCCTGGTGCGCTTCCATCTTCTTGAGCTTGTCCACCTTCTCCAGCATCTCTTCGGGGGAGACGGTGCCGGAGTCAAGATCGGCGTGGGCTTTGACCGCGTTGAACGGGGAGTTCGGGCCTACGGTGTCTACCGCCGCGTGCGCGTCCTGCAGCGCCTTGTGCTGCTTCGCCTGGGCCATACCCGCCAGGTGCTGCTGCATGGCGTGGTCATTCCCGGCGTGGATCTGTGCGGGCGTGAGCAGGCCCATATCCAGCCCGGCGTGGAGATCTTCCGCTGTGGACTGCTCCAGGGCGCCCGCCTTGACGTGCGCGTCGATCGCGTCGTGCGCGACCTTCTTCGCCAGGGCGTGATCGCTCTTGTGCCCGGCCAGTGTGTCGGCAAAGTTGGCCTCATGGAGATCTCCCGCCAGCAGGCCATGCCGGAGCGCTTCGTGCTGGGCGGCGGTGATTTCGTTGTGCGTGCGGGCTTCCAGTGCCGGAGCGATGCCTGCGTGGTGGAGCCCGCCCGCCTTGAGCTTCTGTTCGTCTACGGCTGCCTGGTAGCCCAGGTGCGCGTGATCCGCGCTCATTTCAGGGAGCGGGTTGTCTACCTGCACGTCATAGCCGACGCCTGGACCCCATTTGCCGTAGACGTGCGCGGTTTTCGTCTCTTGGTGTTCGTGGTAGCTAGGGTGCTCCGTCGCCTTCTTGGCGGCGTTTTTTGCCCCCTTGGTGCCGGGCTTGTGCTCGATCACCTTGCTGGGCTTCTTGCCGCCGGAGATAACATCCCCATGATGGGGCGGGGCGGGAAGATGCGCGATATTGGCGCCTACCAGATGCTTGGGGCCTTTGGTGATCTGCCCGCCGCCGCCGACAAATACGTGCGTCTCAATATCTTCATCGGACACCAGCGTTATCCAGTGCCCGCCGCCGGATTCTTGCAGACGGCGTGCAAGGTCGCGCCGGATTTCCGCAAAGGCGTGGTATAGGGCCATCGGTCCTCCAGAGGGGGTATTAGTTGGCGGGGTAGATCCGGGCGCCGCTGGTCCGTACACCGGATGTACGGGCGCCGCTGGCCCGTACCGGGCACGGGCACAGTGCAATAGCGTTCGCGTAATCGCTGATCGCCTACGGTTTGGGTTTTTGTGTGGGGGCCGCGTCGGGTGCGCGCGGCGCGCGGTTCGTCATACTATCTGATGCCCGCTGGCGGGCGTCGGCGCGCTTTTCTTCATAGGCCGGATCCAGACTTGCCTGGCGTAAATTCTCTACCAGCTGGCCCATGATCGCGTCCTTGATATGCTGCGGGACGCGCGGTGCTTTGTCATCGGGACCGGGTTGCAGCGTAGACCCGGCGCGAGATTTCCCCGGCATGGTGTGCTTTCTCCAGCTCTTCGTGCAGCTGGTTGGTGAGTGCTTCCTGGTTGTACTGCACATGCGAGAGCGCGGAAAGCGGGACTTCCGCCTGCTTGCCCTTGCCGCGTGAGTTGTCGATGGCGCGTATCTCTACCCGCTTGTCACCCTTGTATTTTTCTTGCAGCGCCCGGATCACTTCGGCGGCGCCCGCGTGCCCGGCGGCGTGGTAGGCGATTGGGACCGTTCGCCCGTCATTTTCCGCGCGGGGCAGGTTGCCGTTGGTGAAGGCGTCTACCGCGTCACGATGGACATAGGCGATCAGCACGTCATGCTTTGCCGCCAGGGCCATGTTGATGCGCTCTACCGCGTCGTCCAGGCGGCTCATGGTGGAGTCGAAGACAATGTGGGCGTGCGCTATGGTGTTATTCAGGCCCGGTACGTTGCCGACTGCGCTCGACTTGCCCGAACCGGCACCGCCTGCCAGAAACGCAACCAGCGGCGATTTTCCGGGAGGTGGGGGCTCCTCCAGCATCTGTGTGTAGGCGTTCCAGGCCAGCTCACCGGCGCCGCTCTGTACCGCGTTGGCAAAGGCAGTACGGGATTCTTTGGAGTGGGCGTAGTCCGGGCTGAGTTCGCGCGCGTCATCGACATTGATCACGTTGCCGAACCGCTTGCGATACGCCGCGACCGCCTGCTGCATGTTGCCGGTGACCCAGGACTTGAACGACGTGTGGATTTCCGGGGATGTATCCGCGACCAGCACGCTATGGGCGGCGCCGTAGGCAGCTTGCGCGCTCTCCGGGGAGCTGTCCGGTACTGGTCCAGCGGGCTCGTCATCGCCAAAGTGCGCGGCACCGGCGGGCGCGGGCGCGCCGGGGGCATGGTGCGTGACTTCCGCCGGAAGATCTCCGGATACTTTTTTACTGGACGTATGCGTCTTCGTGTCGCCGGAGGTACGCGGCGGCGCGGCGGGCAGGTGGTTGATGTTGTGTCCCCGCAGATGCCCAGGCCCATGGGTGATCGTGCCGGAGGCGTCCACGCAGACGTGGGTAACCAGCCCGGCGCTGGATTTGAGAGTGACCCAGTGCGTGGATCCGGATTCCTGGAGACTGGCCACGATGCCCGCGAGGAGCACCCGGCGGGCGCCGGTGGTCAAGACAGCCATAGCGGCGCCTCCTTTAGCTGGCGTAGAGCCGGGCGAGTTCGTCCGTTACCAGGGCGTGCCAGGGGAGCAACGTGGTAGGGATAAATATGCCGTTGGACTGGCTGTAGGCGGTACAGCCGTAGCTGGTGGGGTTGCCGGGCTCCAGCGCGTGGTGCGAGAAGAAGAACATCAGGTCGCTGTGATCGTTGATCGCGGTGAACGCGGCGTGCATCTTGTCGGCACTGAGCACGCCGGGGCCACCATTGGACACGCCCCACTCGCCCACGACCAGCGGCCCGGAGACGCCCCAATGCGTGGGGCCTTTGAGATCGTCGATTGCCCCTGCGGTATAGCGCATATAGGACTCAGTGACGACGCCCTCCAGATTGAGGCACACACCGTCCCATTCCCAGGGCTCGACGGCGCCCGCCGCGCGCAGATACGCGATAGCTTTGTCCATGTACCCGCCGATCCAGGGGCCGCGCGCGTCGGTATCGAAGCCAACCAGACAGGACAGCGCGCCGGGGTAGATCACCTGGAGCCAGGGACACGCGGCCCGGAGGCGCTTGGTCGTGGAGTACAACAGCGCGCCGAACACCTCCGGCGCGAGACTGGAGGGCTTCGTGGGGATCTGGCCCGGCGCAAGCGTGCTGCTGTCCAGGTTGGGCTCATTCCAGATGAACACGCCCGCGATCAGCCCCTGCAGGTGCTGCACGACTGCGACTGCTTGCAGCGAGAAGTGGTTGATGTAGCGGGAGAGGAGCCGATCACCGTTGAAGCCCAGCGGCGCGTTCGCGGCACTGTCCATCGTTGCACCGGGGCGCAAGAGATCGAACACATCGAAGCCATGGTCCAGGACCAGATAGACCGGGAAGCCTGCCGCGCTGTACTGCCGCAGATCGCCCACCAGCGCCTGGGTGTTGACCGTATTGGTCAGCGTGTCTGCTACCACGCTGGCCCGGATCAGCAGATGGTGCGGCGACGGGGAGAGGTGGGCCAGATCCGCCAGCCAGGCGGATCCGATGCCCGTACGCTGGCTGCTGTCGTAGATCTTGCTGACGATGCCCTGTACGGCCATACGTCCTCCTCAGTAGGTGCGTCCTTCCAGATCGTCGGAAAGCACGCCATCGGTCAACCAGCCATGGTAGCCCGGTAAAAGAATCGACGGGCGGGCGGTCAGCAGGGGAGGCGTGCCGGTGACGGTCCAGCCGTCGCCGTTGCTGGAGGTCTGGTCAATAATCCAGTTCCCGGTAGGACATTCGACCAGCAGCGGTTCGCGGGTGCCTGCCCAGTCGCGCCAGTAGTGGATGGACAACAGCCCCAGGTTCGTGCCCTTCGCCAGGTCTTCCGGTGACGGGCGGCGCGATCGCTGGCGCATCCAGGGCACTTCCAGGACGGCGCCTATCGGGAGCTGGTGTACGGTGAAGGGGTCGCCGCTGTCATCGGCCCGGATGTAGAGGTGATCGTGGACGCGTTGCCATTCGTCCTCTGGCGTGAACTGGTAGCCACAGGTACAGTGCGCGGGCCACAGCGGATCGTCGTGCGGGTGCGTGTCGCCAATAGGGGTGTACGGTACGTAGGATTCTTCGCCCACGATCACCGATGCGTCGTGGTAGCCGCGCCAGGGGTTGCCGGGGCAGGGGGTAGCCGCGCGCACGTAGCGGCGGAGCGAGATCTGCGCGCTCTCTGTGCTTTTTACGACAAACAGGGGCCACATGAGCCTACCTCCAGAACCTTCGTCAACGCGTCAACGACTGGGCGGGCGGCGTCCGGCACCTGGCCCAGCGCCTCCAGGCGCTGGTTGTACGGGCTGTACCCGCCCTGCTGTGGGTGTGCCTGGCGTGCCCGGTGCCATGCGAGGATCGCGCGCTCCAGGTTTTCCAGCAGCGGGCGGGGGTCTGGTTCCCTGGTCGGTATCGGGCTTGCCATCAGCGGGCTCCTTTCCAGGCGTGGACTTCGCCGCGCGCGCCTGCGTGAGCGCCTGCAGGTGATCGGCGTTGACGGCTTCGTGATGCGCCGCGAGAGAGGGCGGCGGGGCGGTGCCGGTGTCAGCGTCAGCGGGTGCGTCCGGGGCTGGCGCGGGATCGGATGAAGATTTCGCGGGCGCCGGGCTGGGCGCGGGCTTCGGTGGCCCATCGCCTTCACCCTCCGGGTTGGTCCCCGGATCGACATTGGTTACGGAGTCGGTCGGAGAGAGTTCCTTCGGCATGGGCACGATCCAATACGTGATTACATCCTGCCTGGAGTTCACTGCGCGAGTGGAGCGGCAGATCGCGCAGCAGGCGCATATCCGCCGGTGCGGGGTCTTTGGTCCGGTCGGACACGTCCAGGGCTGACAGGCTCACCCTGGGGTCTGACGTGCCAAGATAGGTCCGGGAGAGCTTCTTGAACGTCTGTTGTGCCTGTCGATGCCCGTCTACGTGGGCATCGACAGGCGCCGGTACGCCGGTCTTGATGATCTGGGGTAAAATACTCTCTTCGTAGGTCTCTATCGGGTTCGTGTGGAGATACGTCAGCGCGACCGATCGCCCGGTGGAAAGCGCATGATGCACCGATCGGATGATCGTGTCGTAGTCCGGGGAGAGCCCATGATCGGTAGAAACTACCGGCGCGGCGGTGCGGCGCATGGTTGCCAGGTGCTCCTGCCCAGAGCCAGGCCCGGCCAGCGTGATCTCATGGATGGGTAACGGCCCGGTAGATTCTACCAGTGCCAGCGAAGGCGGAAGCAGCGGGCGGAGATCGACCGGATCCGGGCACGCCAGGCGCTCTTCCAGGTAGACGCGGCGGATCCAGGCCCGCGCGGCACCACCACCCCAGGCAGCGGATTCAATGGGGTCTGCCGCCTCGATTTCCTGGGCTATCCGGGACAGGAACTGGCGGGAGACGCTGGCGCGCGTCGTGAGCAGGCGGGCGGCGTGCCTGCCATGCGGAGACAGGCGGGGATGCAGGCTCACCAGCCGGGCGGATCGCCGCACCGTCTCCGGGACAGGAATCAAGCGTGTCGGTGCGTAGCCCATCCTAGCCTCCTGCGGGTACCGGGTTGGTTGTAGGATGCACGTCTACCGTCATGTTGGAATGGTCGGTGATCGGCGTGCCGGGTTCGCTGATAGGCATGTTCCGATGCACGCTGAACGCGGTACCGCAGTGGATACAGAACGCGCGGGCTTCGTCTGTGTCCTTGTCGGCGCGAACGCCCAGCTGCTGCAGCAGATCGGTGTGTTCCAGCTCCAGGAGGGCCTGGCACTTGAAGCAGCGCACCGTCCAGCCATGTGCCCAGTGCAGGAACGGTTTCGCGGTCTGGGGGAGTTGTATGAGTTTCATCCGCTATTCCTTCAGGGTGCTCCAGCTAGGATACGTGTAGGTGGTGTCCTGGCGATCGGCGCGACGAATCTCAAGAGGGCTCGTGCAGTTCCCGCAGGTGATCGTCGCCCCTGCGTCGCCAGTGAGGCCGCGAACGGCCCAGGTGTCGCGCGCGTCGCCGTCTTCCAGCTGCAGGACAGCAGCGCAGAGAAAGCAGCGCACGCGGCGCCCGGTAGACCAGTGGGGCTCTTTTCTGTGCGGGGGTGGGGCAAAGAGTACTTTCACGCCGGGGCTTCTTCCGTCTGCACATCCATGATGGGAAGGAGGGTCGCCGGGGCTGTGTCGCTGGCAGCCAGGGCGGCGGGGGAGGGCATGGCGAAGAACACCCTATGGAGCCGGTCCAGTGCCTCCTCTACGGGTAGTTGTGCCAGGAGCGAACGGGAGATCACAATGCAGTCCGGCGGAAAGACCGGCGCCGGTGCCTCGCCCGTTACGCGGAGGATCGCCAGGTTGCGCTGATCCAGCTCAAAGTACGCGTCAGCATCCAGCGCCGCACACTCGTTGAGCGCGGTACAGACCGCGCAGTTGTACTCTGCGGTATCGTAGGTCGCGCTTGCCGGGTTGTACAGGAGCCCGCAGCGTGTATGGGTGCCGCCCATCATCGGGGTGCTGTGCGTGGTGGTGCCGATCAAGACAGACATAGATGTTGCTCCATTTTGCTAGTTGACACGCGTTGCAACGTGTGATATGCTTTAGCCAGATGAGAGAGACGGAACGAACGGGAGAGCAGCAATGAACACCATCGTCATTACCGAAGAGTATAAGGCAGAAGCATTGGCGCGGGCGCGGCGCAAGGCATATGTGGCGAATTGTGATGAGCAGGATGCGCGTAACCGGAAGCGCGGCACCTACGGGGTAGAAGCATATAGCGCGGCCCAGGGGCGGGCGATCCGGGCGAACCGGCAGGTACAGCGTATTGAAGCGTGGGTAGTGGGCAGCACGATAAGCCTGTAGCGAGGGGCGGGGCAATGAGCAAAAGTACGTTTGTAGAAGCCAGCGAAACTGCGGTCATGGAGCCCACGATCACCGGCACCTATGTGGAGCGTACCGTAAAGAGCGCTCTGTGGCGCTGCGAGGGCTGCGGGTTGGTCTGGGAGAAGCGCTGGCACGCGGAGACATGCGAGTCGCGCGGGCACAAGGATCGCTTTGCGCAGGGGCCGTACGGGGTCCAGCGGATGGAGAACGGCAAGCTGGTAGGCACCCTGCACTGGTATGAGCGGCGCGCGGTGCGTCGTGACCGCGTGGCGGTGAGCGCGTAGGAGGGAAGCCCGATGGTACTCAAGGCAGGCGATCGCGTGACGCGCGCGAACAATTACAAGGTGCAGGGCGTCGTGCGCGCCCTGCTGGGCGGCGGGACGCTGGTACTGGTCATCTGGGATGGACCGACTGCCGGGCAGAACTTCCGGCACTGGGAGCGCGGCAGCGTACTACGCGTAGAGCAGGTACGCAGTGTAGAACGCACGGGAGATCCTGGGGAAGCAGGAGAGCAAATACCGGCGGAGGGGTTGACACGCGTTGCAACGTATGGTATGCTGCTTGCAGATGAGGAAGACACGAAGACGAAGGAGCAGACGATGCACACCACGACCGCACAGGCAACGGCAGTCGAGCAGGAAGTAGCTATCAACCAGGCGATGCACGCGGTCACACAGAAGGTAGACGCCATCCGCCATAGCCGCGAGGTGCTGCGTGAGACGGTCAGCAATGCACAGGCAGCGGGGCGGGTCCGGGAGATTGCGGAGTTGGAGGTGCTGGTCGCGGCGCTGAAGGCGGCGGCAATCGTGCGGCAGGAGACCTTCGCGGTGGATCCGACAACGGTGTACGCGCGGTAGGCAGTGGTGGTGGGCTCCGGGTGTCGGAGCCCTTGTACGTACGAGGTCATGAACCACAGGGGCTGAAGCCCCATGGCATGTCCCTCGCAGCTTCGGCACTATGACGCCTGCTGGCATGATATATGGCCCGATATTAGCGCGGGGAATCTACCGGAAATGACCCGGCTCAAGCGGCGCTATGGGCGCTGGACAGACTGGCAAGCGTGCTGGTCTGAGGACTTAGCGCGGGAGTTGCGCGGATGAATGAGCACGAGGCGAAGGTCTGGGCCGATGCCTTGACCACGGAGACCGTCCAGGCGGAGGTGAGCCCGTATGCCTTCTGGCGAGGGCCACAACACTACAGCGTAGCGGTCGCGCCGAAAACGAAGCCCCACCGGAAGACCTATCTCTTTACCACGCAGCAGTGCCTGGGGGCGACGATCAAGGCGCGGGAGGGGCCTGAGTAGGTGAGAATGAGTATCAGAGCCTTTTCGGGGCGGGGCGGCTCCGGGGCCGCGAATTTGGGATGATCGGCGGGTATTTATTGAGAATGTGTATCAGTGCAGCCTGGGGGAGGGATGATGCTAGGTACTGCGTACCGCGATCGGGCACAGAACGATCGCTACGCGCGGCTGCTGGATGCCAGGGAGCAGGCAGCGAACGCGGTAGCCTGTGAGGAAGACAGACTACAAAATACTATCGCTGTTGCCCTGATAGAGACACAACGGCTCCGGGAGGCGACGCTGGACGATATGGCGCTCATAGCGCGGATTGGCTTTGCGCTGGCCCAGCAGGGCGGGCTGCTGCGGTACCGGGCGGGCAAAGTAGAGGCGGCACGATTGGCGCTCGAACAGGCAGAGGCGGCGCTGGACAGACTCCGGTAATCAGCTGCTGGAAGAAAAGACGGAGCCCCCAGGTAACACTACCTGGGGGCTCAAGGGCGTTGTGCGCAATGCGCGGAGCCCGACTCAAGGATAGCGCCCTGGGGCTGATACCGCCAGGGCGTTTCTCCTGCTGGACATTCTAGCAAAAGGGGGCGGCGGTATGCAAGGACGCATGTGTGTGGTCATGCGGCCAGGGTGCGCCATACCGCCGCCTGAAGGCTACCAGGCTGGCGAAAGGAAAACCAGCCCAGGAAGCCTGGGAAAATGTGCTGCGGGGCGCCCGGTCAAACGCTCCGGCACTGGCAGATTACGACTCTTCGGTGCCTGCTATGGTCACGCGTACCAGGCCAGCGGTGAGCGCGGCTGACAGCGAGACGTTCAGGATGTTGTTCGCGGTTGTGGACAGGTAGCCGTTGCCCAGATCGATCCAGCCGGTCGAGAAGCCGCCGCCTGGGGTGGTGGCCTGGGCCGACGCCGGTACCCACACAGAATGGGTGTTGTTGAACGACGCGGCGCTGTCCAGGAGATCGATGGTCAGGACGCCGCCGGACGCAATCGCGGCGTTGCCGGTGACTTCGATGATATACCGCATCGCGCGGAACTTTTTCCCACCGGCGGGCGTCCACAGCGCGGTGGAGCCTGACGCCGTCGCGGTAATGGTCTTGAAGACCGATGGGGTGCGCAGCGGTGAGAGAGACGCCACGCCACCGGCGGCAGCGGTCACGACGTAGAAACTATCGGCGCCGATGCCGGTAGGCGCCACGTTATCGCCTATCGTTGCGCTGCGGGCGCGGTCAAAGCTGGAGCCGTTCCAGAGCATTTCGCTTGCCGCTTCGATGCCGGTGGTGGCCAGGGCATCGGAGACCGCAGAACGGGCTCTATCGAAGCTGGAGCCGTTCCAGAGCATGTCCGACGCGGCTTCGACGCCGGTGATAGCCATCGCGTCCGCAGTGGCGCTGCGGGCACGATCGAACGTCGAACCGTTGTAGAGCATGTCCGTCGCGGCTTCGATACCAATGGCTGCCTGGGCGTCACTGAGCACCGAACGCTGGCGATCAAAGGTGGTGCCGTTGTACAGCCCGGCGTTTTCCATCGGCACGCTTGCCAGCGGCATGGCGTCTACTTCGGCAGACCGGATCAGGTAGTACAGCTGCTGGGCGTTGGAGAAGATACCGGCGATTTCGGCGCCCTCGCCCGTAGGCAGGAAGCCCGCGATGCCGGGACCGATCACGCTGTTGGCGCTGAAGCGGGCGTAGGTGATACCGGCGGTCTGGATGGTGCTGGTGATCGGTACGGTGGTACCGGACACGTAGAGCGTGGAGACGTAGACCACTTCGGACGGGACCGTACCGGCGGCGGAGCTGGTGTAGAGGAAGATCGGCGTGCCGGGCTGCAGGCCGGTCGGCGTGCCGGAGAAGACCAGGCTTGACGTGCCCTGGGTGGCGGTGCTCAGGGCACCCGCGAACAGGCCCAGGCCGGAGAGCGATCGTTCCCGATCGTAGTTGCCGCTCGTTGCACCGGCGCCGCCATTGTAGAGATAATCGACAGCCAGCGCGGTACCGGAGCCCGTCGCGCCGTCCAGCTCACCGGCGGCGTCCCGTTCTTGGTTATAGGTAAATCCGGTAAACGGGATATTCGTGGTACCGGAGCGCGCGCGCAGCGTGGTTGCCTGGAAGGTGGTGCCAGCCGTCACGACTTGCCCGTTGGACAGGACGGTACCGTTGGTCGCGGTGACCACGATCCATTCTTGATTGACGCCGGTGTCGATGGAAAGAACGGTGCCAGGCTTGATCCACCAGGGGACACCGGCGATGGTGCCGCTGTTGGAGGTAGAGGGGCTGGTCGGGGTAAAGGTGCGGACACCGGCGCCCGTCGCGTCCACACTCATCAGGCCGTTGAAACTCATGGCCATCTGCATGGATCCGGTCGAGATGCCCTGGGCCGGGACGTTATCGGTGCCTGTCTCACGCTGACGATCGATGTTGCCGTCAATGTTGAGCAGCTGGGCCACGCCGCCGGTGAGTAGCCCGTAGGCCGTACCGCCGGGGTTCTGGTTGTCGGCGTTGTGGAACTGCGCGACCGTTGCCTTCTGGGTGGTCACCACGCCGTCATTGATGGCGGCAGACGATCCGGGGGTGATGGTGCCGGAGATCGGGAGCGGGGTAACGGAGCCAGCGGTGGCCCAGGTACCGGCGTTGTTGAACACAATTGCCATACCAGTAGGGTTGCCGGAGACCGTAGCGGCGCTGGTGTACTGCGTGGCGGCGGTACCGCCTGACATAACCGCGACCGGGATCGGGGCGTTGGAAAGGTTCCCAATGTCTACATAGGGCCGGTTGTTCGGGCTCGTGGTGGCGACCGGATCAAAAAGAATCTGTGCAAGCGATTGAGAAGCTGCCATGCAGGGCACGTCCTTTGGACTGTCCAGGGAGCGAGGGGTGGGATCGCGTCAGGAGATCAGCCAACCTGTTTCGGGGTCAGGCACGCCACCTGAGCCAGCGTAAGGGTCTGCGGAGCGGGAGGGGGCGGCAGTGGGTAGGTCGGGGTGACCGGATTGCTGGGGTTGCCGCCCGGTTGGGGCTGGCCTGCCTGGTTGGGCGGGATCGGGGTAGGCATTAGCCGTTCCTCCAGAGCGCGTCAAGGAACGCGTTCAGCTTCTTTTCGGTGAGTAGGGCCGGAGTCTCCAGCGGGCTCATCGAGAGCGGCGGTACCGTTTCAGGTGCCCGCAGATCGTGCATTTCGGAACTGGCATCCAGAACCACGCGTACCAATGGAAACCAGGACGGTGGGGCCGGAGTCTCCAGCGCGTCGTTCTCTGGGTCCAATTGCGGGCTCCTTACCACTTGTGCCCGCAATTGGGGCAGGCGTGCGTTGTCCGGGGCTCTTCCGGGAGTGCCGTAGGGAGGAACGGGAGCTTCCTTGCCCGCGCGAGAAGATCGTCCAGCAGGTTCATGATCGCCTGATCCAGGTTGAGCGGAATCAGGCTGGTACAGAGATCGTGCAGCATGTCCTTGTCGGTTATCGCCATGTCGCGGGTGTGATCGAAGACTGCCAGCAGGATCTTTTCCTCTTCAGGGGTGACCGTCACCACGCAGACCGGGATCTGGACAATACCCAGCTCCAGGGCAATCAGGCGGCGCGTGTGCCCGTCCAGCAGGTAGCCGGTATCGCTGTTGACGATCACCGGCGATTGAAACCCGATGCGCTTGATGACTTCAGTAAGCGCCACGCGGGCCGGGTCACCGGGGAGCCTGGGCGTGAAGTGCAAGGGGTGCGGGATCAGCTGCAGCGGGTTCTGCAGCTCGTGCCGGACGATGCGCGACCGGATCATACGCGGGCACCGTAGTTCGACAGCTTGCGGGCACGCCCGTTAGGCCGGATAGACCGTTTCCAGCGCGCGGCATGTGCCCGGCGATCGCGGCGGGAGACGGGCTCCGGTACGGGGACGTAGACCGCGCCGGATACCAGCTCTAGAAGTTTTCCAGCTGCGGGGTCTGCGGAGGTCTCTTCGGGTGTTTCGGGAATCTCTTCCATGGCGTGCCCTCCAGATATGCGTATAGAGCCGGGTCACAGGTGGGTCAAAACGGGGTCAAAACGGGGTCAATCGGAGAGGTCCGGGCCGGTTGGGTGACCCGTTGTTCCCTTGGCGTCTGCGGGCGTTTTCGGCTTCTGGGCGGCGGCCTGCTTGTCCCTGGGATCGTCTTTCGGGTCTCCCGTAAACCCACTGCCGGTCGGGTCTTCGTCGCCACCTGCCCCTGCGGCACCGCCGGGCGCCGGTGGCGTCATGGGCAGGTTGGGCAGTGAATCTACCCGGACAATCGTAGAGCCCAGCACCAGAATGGGAATATCGCCGCCTTCGATGGACGGCTGCTTTTGCTCCGCGAGTTCCCGGTTGATGGTGGAGAGCCCGGTAAAGATGCGGGTCTTCATGTTCTCCAGAACTCTATCGGAGTCGCGGAGATCGGCGTACGTGGTGTCGATCACCCAGTCGTCAATACCAAAGCCCTGCACACAGATACGGAACGTCGCCTTGCTCATGATGCGCTGGCGGATGGGGTCCACAGCCGTATGCACGAACTGCTTCTCCATGGTGTCGCCCACTGCCTGCCCACCCTGCCCGGTACCTTCGAGGGCGCTCATCAGGTGCGGCGGGACTTTGTAGCCGGAGAGGATTTCATCGCGGGAGTACTTGCGGCGCTCCACCACGTCTATGGAGCTGTGGTCGGGCACGTCGCGTATGTCCATGTCCGATTGCTCACCAAACAGGATCAGCGGCTTGTGCGCGTTCTTGACGCCCAGGTATTGCTCAGTGATCCAGCGCAGCAGGCGGGACGCCAGGGCTTGATTGCCGTTTTTCAACAAAATTGCCGTACCGGAGCGGTTCCCCTGCTGAAAGTATTTCTGATCAGATAACTGTAAATACGTGTCAGTGACCACGGGGTTGAGCAGCTTTTCCAGCGGAGACAGCGCCTTGAAGCGGTTGCGCGGGTCCGGAAACCACCAGCGGATGATCTGCGAGGGCTTGAGCGGGATGGGCTTCCCGTCTTCGCCCTGCTGGACGTAGCCCGCTATTTGCTTGCGGTTGGGGGCCAGCACGTAATCCATGGAGATCGGGTCTACCGTAAATAGCTCGTACGGGACTTTCCGCCCCCAGTAGACGCTGGACTTGCTGGTGATTTCCCAGTAGGCTTCGCCTGCCCACAGGAGATCGGTCGCGGTGTCGTGGAGCATCTGCCCGAACTCTTCGTCCGGGTTGCACCAGTCAAGGAGTTCTTGTAGGGGTTCTCTGGTCTCTTCGTTGGGGTGCTTCGCATCGACGGGCTTTAGCACCCAGCCGCCGGAGACCAGCCGGGCGGCAATAGCTTCAATTGCCCCTGACACCGGGGATTCGCCCAGGAACGCCTGATACAGGGAGATCTTCCGGGCGCGGTTGCTTACGTCAGTCGTGAGGTAGCTGGACTTCATCAGGGGATCGCCGCCCTGATCGCCGGTCGGGTACGTGGTGCGGGTGACCGCAGAGGCGCGATCCGGGGAAGTGGGCCGGTCGGGCGGGTCACCGGGATCGGGGCGTTGGGAGACGCGGGCACGCGCTTCGTTGAGCAGAACCGCCAGGCGATCGGAGCTGTCAGAGACGGTATGCGCGAACTCTGCCAGCGATTCCTGGCGCGGGGCCGTTTCGCGCGGATGGTTGTTGGGCATACCGCCTCCAGTTACAGGTCATCAAAAAACGCCCCAGACAGGTCAAGACCAAAGGGAGGAACACTGACGGGCGTGGGCGCGGTGCGGTGGGTGTGCGGGTCTCTGGTGAGTAGCTTTCCAAGATCGTGATCCTCCAGGTCTTCCTGGCTCATCTTGATCAGGGGGCGCCGGACTCCGGAATCCACCTCTATCGGGTTGCCCCAGGGGTCCACAGCCACGTCCTCCATAGGCAGGGCATCGTCTTCTTCCAGCGCCACGCCGACTTCGCCGGAGGACAGGCGGCGAAGGGCCATGACGGTGGTGTCCACAATGTCTTTATGGGCGCCGTTGGGGAAGTTCCCATGTTCGCTCAAGAAAGCCTCCAGAAATGGCGCTCCTTCGGGGAGGTAGCATTTCCCGGATTCGACAATGGGGGACACGCTGGTAGCGCGGGAGATCTTGTCTTCGTGCGGCCCTACTTTGACCGGAATAATCGGGATAACCGTATCGGCCCGGAGTTCCTGGAGTAAACTCTGCCCGGAGGCTTTGTCTTCGATCAGCACCACTGACGGGCGCCACCGGGCGTGCTGGGCGATCGCCTCTCGTTTTAACTTCGGGAAACTGACTTTCTCCCGGAACAGGTCCAGGAGGTAGTACCCGTTCGGGAATACGCCCCAGGTCGCACAGACGGAATAATCATTCTCCGCGCCCTCTTTGAAGGCGGTGTCCCACGCCTGCAGCACCAGGGAGCAGCGCCCCATCTGGAGATTGGCGGGGGTGTACGTGCCCCACCAGTCGTACTGGAAAATACCGCCTTCGCGCGGGGCCGGGCGCTGCTGGAGCTGCCCTGCGGCGGCGTACGGTCCCATGGCGCGCGCCAGCCGGTTGATAGACCGGCGGGTGAAACGCTGCGGCCAGAGAGGCTGATCCGCAACGGTGCGTCGATCGTAGGCACCTAGAATGGTCTTTGCAGGCCGATCGGGCTCGTAACTTGCGGGCAGGCACAGGTGCTCATAGTCGCCTTTTGCCAGCACATGGCCGGATAAATCCTCCTGGTGTACCCGCTGCTGGATGATCACGAAGGAGCCGGTCTCCGGGTCATTCAGGCGGGAGGACATAGCCTCATCCCACCAGCGGTTCACCGTCGATCGGATCAGGTCGGATTCGGCTTCGGTCGCGTTGTTCGGGTCATCCGCGACCACAATATCCGCGCCTTCGCCCGTCCCTACGCCGTCCACGCTGGTAGCGAGTCTATACCCGGTCGCGGTGTTCTCAAAGCGCCCTTTTGCGTTCTGGTCGCTACTGAGTTTCACCCGATCGCCCCAGTAGCGCTGGTACCAGGGAGAGAGCACCAGTCTCCGGCACTTGAGGGAGTCGCGGATGGAGAGCGTCTGCGCGTAGCTGGCAAACAACCAGCGGGTGCCGGGCTGCTGGGTCCACACCCAGCAGGGCCAGAATACCGCGACGATCAGAGACTTGGCGTGCCGGGGCGGGATGTTGATCACCAGCCGGTGGATCTTCCCATGCGTAACGGCTTCCAGGTGCTCACAGATGACTTTGATATGCCAGCCGTCCACGAAGGGGGTGGAGGGCTCCAGCACATGCCAGGCTTCACGCACGAAGCGATAGAGGCTCTGTTCCGCCCGATATGCGGCTTGCAGCTCCGGAGTGGCCCAGCCCAGGAACGGCGCTACGCTCGTCTCCATGTTCGCTTTCATCCTCTAGGTACGCTGCATCGAACAGATCCTCCTCCTCATCCATACGGTACCCGGTGGCTTCCTGCAAGAGTTCCAGGAGCAGCTGGCGCTTCTCCGGGCTCAGGGATCGCAGCGCCGCGAGAGGCGAACCGGCGGGCTGGTGCAGGACTTCGGTTTCCTCCTCCACCTGCAGACCGATGCGCGTCTCCAGTTCGCCCAGATCTGCCCGTTCTTCTTTTGAGGCAAACTGGGCCATTGCCAGGGCCACATTGGGCGGCAGTGTACCGTCACTGTAGTGCTGCTTGAGCGTTGCCAGGCTCATCATCCGGTAACTGGTCGCTATCTGGAGGCGTTCTTCGCGGCGTGCCCGGATAAGCTCCTGCTGGTGCTTGAGCGCGTCGGCGTCCAGTGTCGCTTGCCGGTGCGCGTCCCACTGGCGGGCCATTGCCGGAAAATTATATTCCCGGTACCAGCGCTTGATGGAGTCGCGGCTGGCGTAGCCCAGCGTGGTCGCGGTCTCCTCCAGGGTACGCGACGCGCCCAGGTCGCGGTAGCATACCCAGGCTGCCAGCGCCTTTCCATGGAGCCGGGACGTGTCCGGCGGCGGCGGAATGGAGATCGATCGCGTCATGCCGCATCCCGGATACGGGCGGCAGCATCAGCCGCGCTGTAGTTGTCCAGGTCTTCCCAGAGCGTGATCAGCCACTGCGGAACAAGACAGAAGTGCGCGATGGTCGAGAGCGGCGGCGCGTCGGGATCGGGCGCGAGACCCATGAAGGCCAGCGGATCTTGCTGGATCAGCAGGCCCAGCGTCTCCGGGAGCGGCCCTTCCACGTACGGGGACGTAGCGCCGCTGCCCATTGCTCCCAGGCTGAAGCCCCAGCGGGGATGGCACGCGAACACGTAGAGCCGGATCCAGCGCCACAGCGGCATTGCCCACGTAAGGACCGGCGCGTCAGCCTCCAGGTGCGCGGCGATCGCTTCTCTGGTCAGAATCCGGTCCATTTCTTCTTGCAGCGGCCCATGCTCCCAGGGGACGACGCGCTCCGGTACCACTGACGCGGAATACGGGCTGCTAGATACCGGGCGCACGAGACGCATGGGGGGTTGATAGGTGTAGTGGAGATCACTCATGGGATTTATAACTCCATGTACGTGTGCCCGCAGTTAGGGCAGGTGCAGGAGACGGGCTCCGGCGGCGCCTTCTCCTCGCCACTCGTGGGGTCTGTTTTCCCGCCACGTTTGGAGACCTCCTCCTGGGGGTACAGGTCGGCCCGCTCCGCCAGCTGGGCAAGGAGCCCGGTGATCGTCGCGTCTTCGGTCTGTACCTGCCGCAGGAGTTCCTTCAGGACTTCCTGATCGAAGACGGTAGAGAGCCCGTAGCTGTCGAATGTCGCCAGGAGCAGCTGTTCATCTTCAAGCGAGAGATCCACGACCGCGACCGGGATGCTGATCTCTTCGGCCCGCAGCGCCAATGTCGTACGCAGGTGCCCGTCGATGATATGCCCGGTGCGCTGGTTGACCAGGACATGCGCAACGTAGCCTATCTCGTGCAGGATCGCCTCAACAGCCCGCTGCTGACGGGTAGGGTGTACCCGAAAATTACTGGGGTTTGCGAGAAGCTGGTCGGGGTCTTCATCGGTGTACTGCAGCGCCATTAGTTAGTCTTCCTCACGCAGGATGCGCGTGCAGCGCAGTTCTACGTCTGTTGGGGTGCGGGACTGCAGTGCGCACCTGCTGCAGCGATAGGTACCGAACGCCGTACGCCGCCAGTTGTGCCCGTTGTGCGGGAGCACTTTGGGATCGCTCTTGATCGCCGGAAGCACGTTGAGGGATGCGAGTGTTTTAGCCAGCGGTTCATCCGCTGGCCAGCTGTACTTTGGCACAGCGCCTCCTTGCAGAAAAAGACTCGTGGTGGGCTGTCCAGCAGTGAAGCACATCGGTTGTTGGAGCACGTCCGTTGTTGAGGCCCTGAAAGCAGGTGAGACGCCCGGTTGCAGAGTAGAAACACCACGAGTCATGGACACCATAGCGCATTTTCGCAGGCACGTAAATCACTTAATGTGGAGCAAGTTCGCAAGTTCGCAGCTCTCGCGCGTTATCTGTCCAGCCTGCAAGGAGGCGAACGGCCCGATCGCGGCGCTCATTGATGGTTTGGCGGGCCACCGGAGGCTTGCAGCACTTTTCCGCGTGCTCCTGGGTCTTTTCTTCGCCAAACACGCAATGCTCCAGCACTGCGGCAAGGGGTGGATGGCGCCGATGGAGGAGGGTACGCGCCTCTTCAATCGAGAGAGGGAGGAGCGGCGCCAGGGCGCGATCGTCGCGCACGTCCCCGTCCAGGTAGGCGGCAAAGCGCGGGCGGTACTGCTTTCGGTCAAGGGTGGTGACAAAACTAGGGTGCAGGTGGTAGGTGCCCGCGCCGTCCCTGCTGGCGGCAACCTTGCTCTGGGAGCCGTCCGGACGTTCGATAGCGACGGATGTTTCATGGAGCGCCCAGCGGCTAGATCGCGGCGTAGACGCGGCGACGGCTGCCCTTCTGGTGTGACGTGTAGGCATGGTAACTCTCCTCCTCGCGGGAAAGAATACCATGCCCACACGCGCCGATAAGGGGGATATTAACTGGTTCGCGCCAGTGGATCCATTCCTTCTGGGTTTTCGTACTGCGGGCTTACTGCCCGGTACCGTCCGGTCGGGGTACGAGACTGGAGGTAGCTATGCAGATCGCCGCGACTGACTAACCAGACGCCGCCGCCGCCGGACTGGCGCCGCCGATCCTGGAGATCGTGCCCTAATTCGACTTGCCGGGTAGCCTTGAGCCGCCCGCGCAGAATCAGCCCGCGCAGACTTGCAGGCAAAATGCCGGTCAGCTCTTCTACCTGTGCCAGGGTCAGTAATTCATTCGCCGGTGGTGCGGGTGTGTCTATCATGGTCCTTCCCTCTCTCTGTGTGTGTCTTCCCTCTAGCATACTCCGTTGCAACGCATAGCGAAAGACCCGGCCAGAAGTACTGGCCGGGTCTCTGGCGTTGCCGCATGGGGGTTAATCTTCATCCAGCATCAGGTCTTCTACGCGCCGCGTCAGCGTCCCTAGCGACTCTTCCAGGGAGTCTTTCGACATTTCCAGGAGAGACGCTGTAGCGGAGACCTTCGCCCGCAGCTGCGTGATCCGGCCCATCGCGCCCGCCAGGGTCTTGACGCGCACCGTCTCCTTCTCGCTCTCGTAGCGGGCCACCACGCGCGCCTCTTCGTTTATCTCTGCCAGAAGCCCGTCTGTAGCACCGCGCATCAGAGCCACTTTCGACGCGCCTGCATCCGGGACACCCAGCAGCGAGATGTACGCCCCAGGCACCGCCGCAGCCAGAAACTCGTTGAGTTCATCGGCTATCGGGCGGGAGTTGGCGGGAAGAAAATAGACCCCACCTTCGCGCTTGACGCGTACCATGCCGACGCGCGACAGTGCCTCATTCAGCGCGTTGGTCACGTCCCGCGCTACCAGGGCGTTCGTGTATTTACCCCAATACTGGGCAATCTCCGCCGCGATCGCGGGCTCCGGCACCACGTCTTCAACACCGCCGGACCCCTGGACCGTACACCACATCGTCCCTGCTTCCTTGTTCAGGAAGACCCGCAGCCCGGTCGCGTGCTGCAGGCCGTACTTCGCCAGATCGCGCTGTTCGATCACGATGACGAAGACGGTCTCCGGACTGGCAGCGGAGTTGATCACCCGGATCAGGCTTACCTGGCTGGCTTCGGTACTCGTGGAGTACCGCCCGTAGATAGAGCCCATCGCCTTCGCCCGATCTTCCAGCCAGTCTTCGATACCGGCCCGCAGCGCCGCGCGCGGTGTGCAGGGATTCGCCGGAATCTTGGGGAGCCCGCGCCCGTTCCACGCCTGGTTCCAGGCGTCCTGCTTGACACAGGCGTTGCTGGGCACATACCACCAGACGGTGTACCCCAGGAGCGGAATCCCGTCCGTCGCGTGGGCCAGTGTCGCCATGGTGACCGGGCCTGGAGTGACCGGCACCGCAACGGGAGAAACCACGTCCTCCTCATCTGGATCCGGCAGAACGGACAGACCCGCCGCCAGTGCCTTGACCGTACTAATTGGGGTAATCGTGGGCTTGAACATCTGCTGCCTCCTGTGCTCCCGGACCGTCCCGGACTGCCTCCGGTGTCTGCGGTTCCGTTACAGGAATGGTATCATACGTTGCAACGTGTGTCAACCCTTGCCGACGCGCTTCAGTGAGATATTTCTGTATTTCTCTCAGCGTGGACGGATCAGCAGACTTCCAGGTTTTACACCGCAGGCACTGCACAGCCCCATCGGCCCGCGCTATCTCCAGGGCGGAGGTAGCGCTGCCTGTCTCGCACTGCGCGCAGAAGTGCATGACCATCAGCATACCCAAGGGCCTGTAGGTGCTCACAGCTCTCCCCAGTCCGTATGCACAGGGGCCACCGGATCGGGATCGGGCAGGGAGAGTCCGGCGACAAACGGGGGCCAGTCCCAGTGGCCGGGATCGCCGGGATAGCGGGCGTAGGGCACATGACGCAAAAACGCCATGCCGGTGGGGTTCAAGACACAGAGCCCTACGGGAGTGTCAATGCGGGTAGGATCATCTATTTCGGTGATAATCGCGGCGCGCCTAGCGCCTTCGGGGAACTCCCCATGGGGCGTGCCGTACGCGTAGTAAAGCACCATTCTAGGCACTGAGGGCATTTGTAAGGTGGCCATGGTCCCTTTCTCCTGCGTATACGGGAAAAGCCCCTGTAGCGCCTTTTTCAGGGCCACAGGGGCTGCGTGAACGATCAGACTACGGAGAGTGTCTGGACTGCCTGGTCCTGGGTGATAGATTCAAGGGTCATCACAGAGTCACAGATCCTGCCCAGGGTGCCCATGTAATCGGTACACCCGATGAGAATGGCGTATGCCCGCATCTCCTTTTCCGCCCGCTGCTTCCTCCAGCGCTTCAGGTTTTCGTCGCTAACCCCGCAGAGCCCATCGGAGATGAGGATCACATCGGCTTTCGGCTGCTCGTTCGTGACGGTACGAATCGCGCGGGCCATCCAGCCATCGTAGTACGTGCCGCCGCCAAAATCGTGACTAGCCAGCGCCAGCAGGCGCTCAGTCGTGCAGCGTTTCGCGGGATCGCCGTTCGGGCGTGGATCAAAGTCCATCGTGTCGAGGTCGCCGCTATCGGAAAACAGCAGGACGCGCACCCAGCGCTTCTGGCGGCTGGCGACCGCGAGAATCGACAGCGCCGCCGCCTTCGCCCAGGCGTGGCGGGTCGCGTCCCCGATACCTGCCGCCATGCTGCCTGACTCATCGATCGCCACGATGATGGGGCCGCGTTCCTGGGGTACCTTCTCCTCCTGCTGGTAGAGCAGCAGCCCGTCATCGGAGTACTTCGCCCAGAACTGGTCTTCCAGCCCGGAATCCGTCAGCAGGGCCATCTCTCCGGTGATCATGCGCTCCAGGTCATGACCGCGCGTTATGTCGGTAATACTTGCGGCTTTATGGTCCATCTTGGTCTTCTGGACCGCGAGAACAGACGGGATGAGCCGCCCGGCAACACGCGCAACCAGTGCCAGGTGCCGTTCAGCGGAGAGGCGCTTCATCAGCGCGATCGCCTCCGCCGGTTGTCGGGTAGTCGCCCCTACCGGGCCAGTACGCCCCCAGGAGGGCATGAACGCCTCCTGCCCCTCCTGCAGCTCCTCGATAGCGCCTGCTGCCTGGGCCAGTGCCTGTTTGGCGCCGCGTCTGGTCTGGTCCACTTCGCCTGGTTCAAGGGCAACCTGCTGGATCGCAACGTGCATGTCCCCAACCTGCTGCTGGGCCTGTGCCGCCTGCTGGGCCGCAGCGAAGGCTTCCGCCGCCGCGTCTGCCGCCTGCTCCTGATGCTGCGGGCTGGGCTGTTGCTGTGCCAGGTTCTCCAGCTGCTGTGCCAGGTCTTCCAGGTCTTCAGCCTGGCTGGAGAGCGTATTCGCCGCCTGCTGCAGCTGACCTAACTGCTCCTGCAGCTGCTGGGCCTGGTTGATCTTCTCCTTCGCGCTTTCAGGGAGTGCCAGGATGATACCCTCCGCCAGCCCGGTGGCAGCGATCGCGGAAAGCAATGGGTCATTCGCGGTACCCATGGCGCGCAGCTTGCGGTATTCGGTCGTACCGGCCATTTCCCGCAGGAGTTCAGGATGCAAACGATGCCCGCCCTGCAGCGGTACCACCGGATCGATCTGCGCGTTGGGGGCGTCTACCCACTGGTTTGCCAGCCAGTAGGCATCCCGGAACAGACCGGGGGCAGTCTCCAGCAGCGGCGTGCTGCGTTCGATTGCCTCCGCCAGCCCCGGCAATTCCCGGAGCCCGTCCTGATAGCTTGCCACGTCCCAGCCGGAGTGACTGACTGCCGCGCTTCCGTCGCGCACTTGCCGGAAAAACTCTGTCACGTCTCTTCCTCCACCACTCGCAAACACTACCTACAGCGAGAATAACACACGTTGCAACGCTTATCAAGAGGGCAGAGGGGCGCGCTTTGTAAGAGCCCACCCCTCTCGCACCGTTCACGCCGGAGCGTTGAAGACCGCGACCACTTGCGCGTTGAAGCCGCGCGCTTCCTGCAGGTAGCGATCCAGTGTCGCGTACGAACGGTCCTCGTTAATCGCGGTGTTCTTGAGCGCCTTGAGCGCCTTCATCGCGATCTTGATCTTGTCGTTCATAAGCCCTGCCTCGACACTGCGCTGCTTGCTGTCCAGCTTGGGTAGCTTGGTCAGGAACACCTGCATATCTTCCGCCAGCGAGTCAGAAATGTTCTTCCCTTCGGAAACGAACTTGCCGATACAATCCGCGATCGCCTTGCTGACTTCCACCCGCTGGCCCAGGTCGTTCCACAGAATGTGTTCCAGGATCTGGAGATCTTCAGGCTCTACCTCCTGGCGCCCTTCGATGTACGCGTGAGCCCGGACGACGCCCCACATGATGCCCTGGCGCCGCTCAGAGACGCGCACCCCCTTCTGCTCTACCGCGTCGATCAGCTCCAGGGCAGAGTCTAGAATCTGATCGGAGACGGGCAGGAAACTTGCGTCAACGCGGGCCTGCTCCAATTCCTGGACGGTGATGTATGCCTGGGGCACCGGTACCGGCCAGCCACCGGGACGCGTGAACCGGAAGTTCAGTTCGCGCCGCCCCGCCGGAGACAGCTTGGGCACTTCAACGCGGCACGCCATGCGATCCCAGATTGCCGTCAGGTTGTCCTCCTGGGGCATCTCGTTGGAACTGATGACCAGCGCTTGCAGCGGCGCGTCCAGCCACTGGGTACCATGCTTGTACTTGCGCTCGTTGGTCAGTTTCAGCAGGCTGTTCATGATCGCGCTGTTCGCTTTCCAGCCTTCGTCCAGGTGGGCGAAGCGGGCCTGCGGGAGGGAGCCTTCGATCACCCGCTCGTAGGCGCCGTTCTTGAGCGCCGCGACATTGACCGGCCCGAAGATCTCTTCCGGCGTGGTGAACTTGCTCATGAGCACATCGAACATCGGAATCACGTTCGGCGTGTTGGCAGGGTCAATCACCCGGCGGGCGAACTGGTCTACCAGAAACGTCTTCGCCGTACCGGGCTGCCCCAGCAGGCAGAGGTGCTGCCCGGCGACCGCACAGGCCAGCAGAAGACGGACAACGGGCTGACGCTCGATCAGTACGCTGTTCAGGTCGTTTTCAACCTGGCGGATCACCTGAGCTGGCGTGGTGGCGGGCGCCGGTACGGCTGTAAGGGTAGATATTGCGGTCACGTTTACCGTCCTCCTTCTTGGAGTGAGCGCTTCACCGTCTCACTCGTGTTTCACTTGACAAGAGCATCGTACCATACGTTGCAACGCGTGTCAAGCATGTGCCAGAGGGAAAACCGGGGAAAATCAGTTATCCATGTAGTGGGGGGCGTGCGTGGGTACCGGGATGCTATCGCCCTGGCGCTCCACCTCCTGAGAGGTGATCGCCGCCGCCAGTGCCAGCGCCCGCTGTCGGACGTACTCCGGGCTGCTGTTGCCGTCATGGGCGCGCTCCGATAGGGCGAAGGAACGTGACCAGGAGGTGGACTCACTCGTGTTCTCTGTGATGCAGACGTAGACCATCAGGCCGGTTTCGTGGCGAAGGAAGATCCGCCCCTTGTCCGGCTGGATAACCAGGGTTACGTCCTGGGAGCGGAGCGGGAGGAGCGGGAGGAGCGGGAACAGCCGATGCACCAGATCCAGCAGATCGCGGAGCTGGTACCCCAGCCAATCCGCTGCCATGGTGACGGTCTCGTCAAAGGGGACGCCGTACGGACCCGCCAGCATCGGGTCTTGATCGGCGGTGAGATCCTGGGCTTCTACGTGGAGACCATCTCCATACTCAAAAGTTTCCATGTGCTTCCTCTTTCCTTCTAGTGCCGGGCGCACGCCGGGCCTGCCCTTAGCATACGGTATCGCGGGGGGTGTTGCAACGGGTAAAAAGGGACGCTCCGGGAGTGGTAGTTTCTACCGCCGCTTGTTGGTCTCTTCGCGCGATCGATCGATCGTACCTATATGTATATATATGTATAAATAGTGATCCGGTAAAAACTACCGATCATTTCGGTAGAATCTACCGAAATGGAGAGCCCTCAAAATGGCCCTTTTTTGCCATTTCGGTAGAATCTACCGAAATGGTGTAAAGCGGTAATTTTTACCGATTGGTCGGCGCTGTATTGTAGAGCACCACGTAGGTGCTGGGCGATCCGAAGCCCTTCTCTATTTTTAGATATTTCTTGTCTATTAGCTCTTGTAGATACCCTCGCAGGGTCTTTTCGGTGACCTGGATCACGCGGGCCAGCTCTGCTCTTCCGGGAAATACACCGCCGCCGCGCCGATGATATTGCAGCAGGCAGAGCAAGGTGTACTTCGCCGCAGCGCTCAGATCCGGTTCGTACATGAGGGCTTCGGTAAAAATAGTGAAGTGTCCGGCCAGTATCGGGTCGTCAACGACAAGGCGCTGTGCGCGGGAGGACTCTCCGGGCTCTTCTTCCGCACTGGACAGCGCCGGTACAGGTTCCGGGGCGGGCTGGGCGGGCTGGATAGTCGCGTGGCCTGGGCGGGCCGTATCGGTGCGCGGTCGCGTACCTTGTCCGCGCTTCTTCTCTTCTAGGGGGGCGGGCGCCGGTGGCGTAGGAGGGACAAAACTATCCCCAGAGTTCTGTACGCTTTCCCCCAGGTTATGCACACCCTGGATAGGCGGGTTGACTTCTTGCTCTCTGGAGACGCTATCCGTTGCTACGTGTAAGAGCGCCGTAGGGTTGCTCCAGTCAACGGAGTCGAGATCGGCACAGCAGCAGGGCCGCGCGCCGCAGGTGGGACAAAAGGCGACTTTGCCGGTGATGTATTTCTGCGGGTCTATAGCGGTGTCTCGTACGGGCGCCCGTCTTCCTGGGCGCGCTCCTGGGGGATCAAAATTCCCCCTGATCGCGGTCTCTATGTACGCGCCGGGGTTGTTGACGTGGGGGCGCTCCGGGAGCCAGTTGAGCTGCTGTTCTATTACGTCCGGGTCAAACGCGAGTACCAGGGCGTTTGCGCGTGACTTGCTCAGTCCTACCTGCATCAGACGCTGACGAAGCTCCGTTGTAAGGGAGGGCGCCGGTGCATGAATATCTATATCCTGTTGCATCAGTCGTTGTACTTTCCGGCCAAACGACGCCCGCAGCAAGAGGCAATTCCAGGCAAAGGGTTGCGCCCTTATGAGGCGCCACGTATCCTGGAAGAGTACTCCTGGTGCAGCGGGTTCCTGTCTCCACCTGTGGACCCGTTGCATCGTGTGGCGATGGATCATTCTTGGGGCGCGCGGTCAGCACCGCCGCGCGTCTCATCTTTATTGGGGGTTCGCCGCCAACCAGTCCGGGAGGAAGACCGGCGAGAGAAGCCGCTGCCCTCCCCGTACCGCGATCGCGTGCTCTCTGGCATGTACATAGCGCTCAAGGCGGGCTGCAGCCACGCCGCGATCCTCCGAAAGGCTCAGGAGCGCTCTGTGTAAACTCCGCACGCTTATCTGGAGCCCGTAGCGGCGAACCCCTAACGGGATGCGCGCCTCGATAAGCCCGGCTCTTTTCCAGCGGTAGACAGTGGCGTTCGGGATGCCCAGCACCTCCTCTATCTCTTTGATGGTGACGATCGCCTCTGGTGTCCAGTCGCCCGCAGGTATATCCTTGCGGGCAAGTTGTGCTGCCTGCGCGCTCACATGCTCTCCCCTCTTTCCTTCTACGCACCGGGATACCCGCGCGTAGAAGCACTATACCATAGCACACTACAATACTCCATTCTGTTTTATTCTACTTTACACGTCTATCTTCTATTGTATTCTTACTTCAACAGGTGTATAGTGGCGGTGCCAGCAAGTTGCGCACTGGCTAGCGTGCCAGAAGTGTATCCGGCGGGGACAGTGCGCGGTGCGCGGTGCTGTAGAGGGGGACGCGATGCGCCCGTTAACGACAGAGGAGACCAAACAGTGGATCATGCTGCGGCAGGGCAAGCCTGCAATCCTGTACCCAGGGCTGCTGCACCTGGCGCATGAGGAGGGGCTTATCCGCATCAGCACGAAGGTTGTCCAGCTCCCGGATGAAACGAATGGCGGTACGGCAGTCATGACCGCAGAAGCGGTTTTTGCCGCTACCGACACGCTTCCGGAGCGCAGCTTTTCTGGTGTCGGAGACGCGAATGTCGTCAACGTGGGGAAGAGTATTGTTCCCCACATTATCAGGATGGCAGAGACGCGCGCCAAAGCACGCGCGCTCAGAGACGCCCTGGACGTGGGCTACGTCGCGGCAGATGAGCTGGGAGACGATACGGAGTCCGTTCAGGTTATGCAGATTTTTCACGATACCCAGCCTGTCCCCCAGGCGCCCGGTCAACAGGCCGGAAGCCCCACCCCCAAACAGCAGGCGCCGCAGTATCCTGCTGGTGCGCGATCTCCCCAGACCCCGCCCGCCCAGATCGGGCGCCGCGCGGATCTCCCTGCTCTGCCGCAAGGCCCCGCTGTCGCCGCCTCCGCCGACACGATGCAGCGCCTCCGGAATATGGCCAAGCGCGCGGAAACACTGGATCTGGACGTACCGCCGCTCCCTGCACAGGTCTCCCAGACACTCGCAGTGGAGCTGCTGGCGGAGTACGCCCGCATCCTGAATGACCACGCCAAGAGAGAAACGCCTTTATGAGTGCAGCCGTTGCTTTTCGCTACGATCGTAATTCCCTGAAGTGCGCGCCGATCCCGCATCCCTACGCGGCGCCGGTGGAGACGTTGGCTGCCCTGCCTGATTTTGACTGGGTGCTGGAAGGCACCCGGACTGCACGAGAACAAAGCAGCACCCAGACACCGCGCATCGCCGCCCAGCAGCGGCGGCGCGACATGTTGATCCGGCTGGTGTTCGCCCTGACCGCGAACCGGACAGGTATCCCGGTAGAAGCAATACTCAGCGAGACGCGCGGGACGCCGATGGTCAACGCGCGCAAGCAACTCGTCGCGGCGCTGGCGGCGCTGGGCGTGCCGAACGCGCTCCAGGCGCGCCTGCTGCGGCGGGATCACGCGTCTATTAGCTTCATGCACCTCTCGCTCAAGACCAAGGCAAAAGACCTGGAGCACCAGCTAGCAGGGGAGCGCACCGCTACCCACGCGCGCCTCCTGGCGGCGTATCTGGAGCACGGTGTCAAGGGCGTACCGGGCGCCGGGGATCTCACCGCCGCGTTAGTCCGGGCATTGACGGCGCGCGGGCTGTCGCACGCCCATGCCGCAGACGTGGCCCAGGCGGCGAAGTCGTTGATTTTCACTGACGTACTCCTGAACGGCGCCGCAGTGGCGCGCGGGATCTATCTTCTGGCGTCACAGCTCAGCATACGCGGGGCGGCGCTGGTTATCCTGACTGCCTGGAAAGACCAGTACGAACTGGAGCAATCGCTGGCGGCGCGTGCCGCCCGGTTTGGGTATCGCTGGGCATAACACTACAGACGGGAGAGTGGGGACATGCTGACGCTTCAGAGCGATCAGGTGGTGGAGGCGATACGGCTTCTGGCCAAAGGAAACCTCCAGGAAGCACGCAACCTTGTGACGGTCTGCGCGGCGGCAGAGAAGCTGATGCCGGGCGTGGACGTAGTGCATCGATTTATCGCGGCCCAGAAGGATGGATCGGACGTGCCCTCTGTGACAGGGTACCTGCTGTTCGCGCGCATGTATGACGAAGTAGAGCACCTGGAGCGCCTGGCAGACGCTGCCCTGGGGAACTGCCTCAAGGGGTGCGCGGTGCGCTCCATGGCGATCACCAGCCAGCTTACCGGCTCCGGGCGGGTACAGTACCGGGCGGATCTGTATCGGCAGGTGCAGGAGCGCCTGGAGCAGGAGGGCTTTCTGCCCTGCAAGGAGTGCCGATACAACATGTTCAAGTCAGCCTTCCTGGGTCAACTGCTGCGTGCCTTCCCGAACAAGGATGCAAGTCCGGAGGAAAAGGCAACTGCCGCCTGGCTGCTTCGGGAGGCGGCAACCAGCATCCTGGGGTATTACGGCATGACGCAATCGGAGTCGGAGGGTGAAGAGGGGTGACGTTAGAGGTAGCGCGCGTGCGCATGGCGGCGCTGCGTCTCGCTGGTGGAGATCCGGAGATCAGCGCGATCTTGTTTGCCTGCTATACCCGGTTCGGGATGCTGGCCCAGGAAACAATTTTTCTTGACGCCGCAGTGGAGGCAACGCTTCCCGCCCAGGATGGGCCGGACGCGCTCCATATGCTGATGCGGCGTGCGGCGGCACTGCGGGCGTGTAACTCCCTGATGCAGGGCACGCTCCACAAGAAGTGTCTGGATCTCATGGCGCCGTTGCATGAACTTCCCGTAGAGACAGAGAGTGTGGGCATATGTCGGAGATGCGGTACGACCTGGCGGTTGGCGGTTTACATGAACGCCTGGACTCAGGCGATGTTCGGGGCGATCTCACAGCTGACGGATCTCCACGAACTCTGCCTGAGCCGCCCGTACACACGCCCGGAGGAAAGCGATCTCAAGGGCTACGAAGAGGCGCGCTACCTGCTCGAAAAAGCGCTGCGGGAACTCCACCCGTGACGCCGGAAGAGAAGGTGGCGCGCGTCGGTGCAGCGCTGGACGCGCTCCAGCTTGAGCGAGAAAAAGGTCTCCCTGTCCGGGAGCCGCGTATTTTGCTCTCACTCACTGACGCGGAATACGGGCTGCTGCGCGCGGCGGCGTTCGCAGACGATACCCAGATAGAGATATTCTTGCGCCGCGCCTGTGTCGATCGGGCGCATCGGCAGCTGCGCATCTTGCGTGGTTTTCTGGTAGGGGCGCCCTTTGATGTCCGATAAGCTAGACCGCACACAATGGTACACGCCGCTGGACGTGGTAGAGGTCATCTCTCGTGCGCTGGGGGGCATTGAGCTGGACCCCTGCGCGGATATGGGGCGGCGCATCCCGGCCCAGCGGCACTACACGCCGGTAGAAGACGGGCTCACGACCCCCTGGCACGTTGCACCGGGTACCCCTGCACGAACAGTTTTCGCCAATCCGCCCTACACGCAGCCGCACCTCTCGAAATGGGTAGACCGCTTCCGGCAGGAGTATGAGCGCGGGAGTTTCCAGCGTGGGATCCTGCTGGTACCGTCAAGCACCGATACCCGGTGGTTCAAGGATCTCTGGATCTGGCCCGACGCGCTGGTCTTCTGGTACGGGCGGATTCAATTTGAGCCCGGCGAGGGGATACCGGCTTCCAGCAACACGCGCGGCTCTGTGTTGGTCTACGCAGGCCCGGATCCGGGCGGGCTCTACCCATACCTGAGCGCGTCGGGCCATGTGCATCTCGTGAAGAACTACTAGGAGGAACTGTGGAAGAAGAGACGGGCGCCGATCCGTTTGTCAAGGGGGTGGCGCTCTCCCAGGAGACCAACACCTACCTGGGGACGGATCAATACCGCGCAATGCAGGCGCGCGGCTGCACTGCATTGCGTATCGAAGCGACACCCGGCCTGAACGATGGCTATATCACGTACATGCGTAAAAACGAACCGATGAAGATGGTGCTGCTGTGCGGCATGGCCCTGACGCCCCAGATCAGCCCCGCGCAGTGGACGACCGCGACCGTCCCGGCGGCGCATATTCAGACCTGGCTCACCGCGTTTGAAAACGCGCTGGCGCGCATCGGCGGCGGAGACGTGATTGATTACGTCGAGATCTGGAACGAACCTAACTCTAACCCAGGGGAAACCGGGCTGCATCCATTGGTTTACGGCACGCTGCTGGAAGGGGCGCTTAACGTCCTGGCGCGGGTGAGCCCGCAATCGCGCGTGATCACCGGTGGGCTGTTCGCGCATGTTACCTCCGGGGGCGCCTACCTCACAGAGGCTATCTCGCACGTTGCCGGGTTCACGAAGCGCGTCCAGTGCATCGGCTGGCACCCGTACCTGGATCAGGCGGGCGGGCTGCAGGCGGAGCATTTTACGGCGATGCTGGCGGATTTGGAGACCCGGTTCAAACTGCCGGTGTTTATCACCGAAGCAGGCTGGGACACGTCAAAGGTCAGTCTGGAGCTGCAGGCGTCGAACCTGGAGCTACTGTTCAAGCTGGCGCGCGCCAGCGGAAAGGTAGAGGGGTGCCTGGTGTTTACCCTCCTGGACGCCGCGAACGCCGCACCGCCGCTGCACTTCGGGATCATGTACAAGCCCGCGTTTGAAGCCTTCAGGAGCGCCTAGATGGAGATGACCGACAAGGAGCGGATCCTATTGAGCCTGGTGCAGAAGCTCTCGCTTTCTGCGGCGAAGTACCAGGAGCCCACGCCGCCGGGAGTACCGGGAGCGAAAAGAGAGAGAACCTGATGTCAATGCGCACGATAGATGAGTTACGTACGGCGCTGCTGGTGCTTCGGAAATGGCGCACCGTCTTCGCGGGCTGGCAACTGGGGACGCGCCCCGTTGGCGATCCGGAGTGCGATGCTGTCCGGGATCACCGCGAGTTAAGCATGATCCTGCGGGCAGAGCAGAGCGCGATTATTCGCCTGTTGATCGAGAAAAACATCTGTACGCGCGAAGAGTGGGCGCATACCCTCTGTGAGGAGGCTATCCTGCTGGACCAGCAGTATGAGACCCGTTTTCCAGGGTTCAAGGCCAGTGAGATAGGTATCACGATTGACCCGCGCGGGCATGAACTTCTCCGCAAGTGGCGCCCATAACCCACTTGTACACCCGTTGCTACGTGTGATAGAGTAGGACCAGCAAACGAAAGGAGGCGGTGATGGGGCGAAATCAGGAAGGAGGCGTGCTGGCCGGTAGGCTGGCGCCCGGCAATCGGGTGGAGCTGCACATCACCGGCGGGCCTACGTTTGAGGGGACAGTGGAGGAGGCGAAGAGTACGTCTCAAGGAGCGTATATGGTGCTGGATGGTGGGTTCTGCATCACCATCGATCTGGTGGCAGTCCACATCACCGGCCCTGCAGGGTACGCCTTCTCCGCTGGCCCGGTGCGGCGATCGGAATACTATCTGGAGCCGCGCCCTGGGTTGCATAAGTTGTTCTGCGTAGTCTAGTGGGGAGTTCAGCGTGGCCCAGAAACGACGCCCACCCAGCATGGCCCAGGCGATCCGGATGGCGGTATTTTTCTGCGCGGCGGTATGGCTGGGGTTTGTGGCAGTGGCGTTCCTTGCTGCGGCTGCGCTGCTGACCGCCGCAGGGGCGGCATTTATCATGGCAGGAGGCGGGCCGGGCTCTGCGGCGTTGGCCGCGATCTTCGTGGCAACGATCGCGGGTCTGGTGGTTGTGGTCTACGGGCCTGGGTTAGCCCGGTGAGCGCCCCTCCTTCGCGCCGCTGGACCCCCTTCTGGAAGCCCGTTCGGGAGGACGACTTCGATCGAGAAGAGCGAGAGCTGGAGGAAACCAGTGATCCGCGTCGTGTTGCCGCGTGTCACTGTTCTACGTGCTTTCTGGGTCTGCAGGACTCCCGCTACGCGCCGCCGGAGCGCCGGGCGTACTACGGCCCACCGGCGAAGAACTGGAACATCTACTGCCGGTCTTGTTTTCAGCAGATCACCGGATCCGACACCATGGACACGCCCTACGACAACGCGCCGCGCGATAAGAACTGGTACCGGGAAAACCTGTACCAGCGCATCAAAATTACGGGCACAGGCGGCGATCGTCGGCAGGCGGCAGTAGATGCCTTCGCACGCCAGAAAGCCGCGCGGGATGCGCTGGTCTTCGGCGTAACGAAGGCGCCGGAAAAGAAGAAAGGGAGGAAGAAAGCGTGAGGAAGCGGCGCCCCACGCAGCAGCTAGTGAACATGCGCTTGAAAGCAGACAACGCCCGCCTGCGTGCCGATCTGGGGAGAGCACCGACGCCGGGCGACGTGTTTAGCCTGGAGGAGGTAGAGAGTCTGCTGGAGGAGCTGCATGTGCTGACGCACGAACTCACTCTGGCGAAGCATGACCGCGATCACGCCCGCCGGTGCGCGGAAGACAAGGAAACCGGCGGCGAGTGGGTACAGCCCCGGCTGCAGGTGGAGCAGGCCAGCGACGGATGGAGCCCTTCGGGATGGGAAGTGTAGGACGGATATATCGCTATGAAGCACTGGGCGTACTGCCGAACCCCAACAGCCGTATGAACTGGGGCAAGCGTCGATCGGTCCTGGCGCCTATTTTACGGCACCTGGGCCTGCAGATTAACCTGCAGCACCCACCGGCGCCCTTTCCCCTGGCATCAGTCGTGGTGACCCTGGAATACCCAACGACGCGGTTCATGGATAAGGACAACGCCTACGGCGCCGTCAAGCCGCTGGTAGACGCCCTCAAGGGGAGGGTGATCGTAGACGACAGCATCCGCCATATCGATCTCCGGGTAGAGCAGGTGAAAGTAGCACGCGCCGATCGGCGCGCGGTGCTGGTGGTGCAGGAAGTGGAGGAGCTACGCGGTGAGCAGTCTAACCAATGAGCAGGCGTGGACCGCTGCCCAGGCGCTGAAAATCGCGCCCTGGGTGGTGGCTGGAGGGGCACAGGTGCAGGTACTCCCGGATGACTACCTGCTGGACCTGACCGGGGAAAAGATTCCGGCGGAGGATAGCTACTGGTACGTGCTGGTGAACTGGCCGGGCGGGGACTCCATGCGTATTGAAAGCCCGCCAGGGGCGGCGATGGTCATGCCCCCCAAAGCCGCGACACAGGAGAGCGCCGGTGGCCCGGCGGCGGCGGTGCCGGGCTATGTACAGACCTGTAACGTGGTCAACATCGACATGACGAGCGCGCCGAATACCGACAAGCTCTTCACCATGACGATCAGCGGGCGCCGCCCGCGCGCCACGCCTGCGGGATCTGACTTCTTCGATCATGTACAGCCCGGTGCCAGGGTCTTGATCGGTATTGCCGCTGCGGAGCCGCCCAGGAAAGGCAAGCAGTGGAAGCAGGTAGTCACGCCTACGGAGGTGCAAACGGACTTCCCGAAGGTGGAAGACCCGGTACAGCTCCAGCGGTGGGAGGCTGCAGTGCCGGTCTGGACCGCGAACGAGGCGACAGTGCAGCAGGCGAAGGATGGGCCGGTCGGCAGCGAAGCGTTCATGGCAGGGCTCCGGGCGGGGGAGGAGGCAGCACGCAAGGAGCGCGAGGAGGCCCAGGCGCGTTGGGGCACGCAGGTAGCGGAGATCGTCGTGGGCGCCCTCAAGGGAAAAGGAAAGAAGGGTGTTTAGCGAGGCGCGGGCCTGGGAGATAGCCTCCATCTTGCGCCACCTGGACTGGGCGAACGCAGATACTGGTGCGTCAGTGGAGCTGGTACCGGAGTTCTCTACGCGCACGTCGAAGGGAGAGATCATTCCGGAGGAGGACACCGACTGGGGGATCACGATCCGCTGGCCCGGTGGGGATTTTATCCGGCTGGAGTCAGAGCAGGGGGCGGCGGCGGTCCTGCCCCTGACTGCGGGTGGGCACGAGGTAGAGCGCTATTTCCCTGGGTACATCGATAACGCATCGACACAGCTAGATCTCCAGACCCAGCGCGCGGAGTTCCGGCTGGTGGTGCGCGGCACCACGCCGCCGCTGCAGGCCGGGCTGCTGGAGCTGGGCGGCGGGCTGGACGAAGGGACGCCGGTAGTGGTGGGCATTTACGCGGGGAGCGGCAAAGGGAAGCTGGAGAAGTTCAGGACATGAATGAACGGCAGGAGCTGACAGAGCGGATCAACGCGCTTGTCGAGACGGCAACCCGGCTGGAGAACCTTCCTGCGGATCTTTTTTCCCGGAGGGAGGGCTGGGAGCCGCTGGCGAAAGCGCTGCGGGAGGCGCTAGAAGGGTTGCCGAAGGATCACGCGGCGCGATCGCTTCCTGGGGTGTTGCGGTGCGTCATGCCGGATGAGGAGTACTGGTATGTCCAAGCAGTGGCTGGTGGCGTATCAAGGGAGGCGGAGGTACTTATCGGAGAGAAAGGTGCCCCCTGAGTGCTCACCGCAGTTGCATGATGCGCTGCGGCAACTTCACCATCATATGACGCATCTGGTGGAAGACCCGCGTACGCTCCTCATGGGTATCGACCGGAAACCCTGGGCCTGGGCCTACAACTTTATCCTGGACGGCACCCAGCGGGTGGCACTGGCCTGGGGGAGGAGCGGGGAGGAGGAAACGGACATGGCGCCGCTGGGCCTGCGGGTACAGGCGGAGCTACCCGGCAGTACCTGGATAACCGGGGACAAGGACGAGGAAGGCATTCTCCTTGCGGGACACGTAGCGGCGCGCGTGATCGTCTGGATCTGGCAGCTCAAAGATCCGCCCAGTGAGGAGGACCAGCGGTGTCAAGTCGATCAAAGCGCGCGCGAGATCTAGTCTGGTCGCTCACGCCGTTCTATCTAATCCAGCTGGAAGCGCTGGCGCTGATGCTGTCGCATCCGGTCGCAAGGCCGGGTGAGGATTGAAACAAACATGCAGACGGGTACGACTGGTACCTCTGCAACACCCACGCAAAACAACCTGTGTTTCCGCAGATCTACAAGGGGTGGATGGAGAAGCTGGAGAGGTGATGGAGATACGATGGCAGTGGCGAGTTCGCTTGAAATTCGTGCCGCAAGATCTCTGGGTTGGGGCATTTATCGGGAGATGGGGGAATAGAATCACAGAGGAAAATGGAAACGAAGAGCTGGTACGGAGAGTCATTTTCCTGTCGATAGTCCCCATGTTTCCGCTGAAGATATGGCAGTCCGGTGTGCTTCTATACGAAAAGGAGAAAGAATGAAGCTGGAGACCGTAGAATCCTCAAATATCCACGCTATTGGCTACATCGCGGATAAAAAGACGCTGGTAGTGGAGTTCAAGGGTGAGCCTACAAGGGTGTATGTCTATACGGGCGTGGCGGCTGGTGTCTATAGTCAGTTTCGTGCGGCAGAGTCGAAAGGCGCGTTTTTCTCCAAAACTATACGACCGCGCTATATGGCCAAAGAGATTACGCACGAGGAGCTGGATGCACTAGACGCGCCGGAAACATCGAAGGAGAAGCCCGTCGATATGCGCCAAAAGACCGGACGATCTCCCGAAATGATGAGCCCGTTTGCAGGTGAGTCGTACGCCCTGCAGGTGACCAAAGGCCATGAGCAGATGCAGGCCATGGTCCAGGCGGGTCTCTGGAAAGCTGTCCGGAAGCATGGACCTATTGCCAGCGCGCACGAAGGGTACGCGGTGATCCTGGAGGAGCTGGATGAACTCAAGGCCGAAGTCTGGAAGAAAGAGCATGATCCTGCGGCGATGTATGAAGAGCTGCAGCACATCGCGGCAATGGCGTTCCGCGTGGCGATTGATTTACAGCTGATACCGGAGACTCGACTGAACCGGCCCGCACCGGAGGGCGCCGGTAACGCGGATCAGACGTAACCGGAGCACTGGGGGCTGGTACCTGCCCCTGCCAACCTGGGAATCCTGAGCACCGTAGAAGCCGCGCTGGCGTACACGATAGAGGTAGAGGGAATGGACACCACCAAGCGGATTATCGACGGCATGAGCCTGTGCAGGCGCTGGATGTACACCGCGAAAGTGACGGATACCGGGCCTGGCGGGCAGCGGGGAGATTGCAAGGAGTGTGTCAAGCGCCGCAGGAAAGAGCTGGAAAAGATCGCACAATCTACTTGATACGCGTAGCAACGTGTGCTATGGTGTCCGATGAAAGGAGGAGTGATGAGCAACACAGAGCACCACGCGATCGTGGTTTCGGCGTTCTCTCTGGAGCTGGCAGAGAAAGCACGCGATAAGGCACGAAGTATCTTTGCCGGCGGCATGGTGTCCAGCACGCTGGTGGCGCCTGTAAATACCGTCTTCACGTTCATGGTGGGGTCGGACGGATCCTACGAAAACTGGAGCGAGTCAAGCATAGGCGATGACCACCGGGATCAGTTCGTGCGCTGGCTCAAGGCTCAAGACTACGAAGACGGATCCAGCCCGTACACCTGGGTGGAGATGGCCTACGGGCACCACGAGAGGCCGGATAGGGTGGCCCGTAACAATCGCATGGATGGCGCCGCCGAAGTGATCCGGGCGCTGCACAGCGAAATAGACCGGCTCCGGGCGGTGATCCGGGGCTATAAAGGGGACTCTACGCGCAAGTACTCCCCGTCATGACTGGGGAAACATGTGGGGCAGTAGTTGACGTGCCGGAGGAGGAGATCCCGTTCGCGCTCTGCGGGGAACCTGCGGAGGTGTACCGAATACCGCACAGCATCGTCACGCTGCGTGTCACCCGCTGCCCGGCACACGTCCCCGGCACTGTCGTGCTGGGTGGCCGGGAGTATGCGGCGATGCAGCGAGTGGTGGCGGCGGCGGCGTGGTTTGCGGTACCGGGGAGCTGTCCCATAAGCGAGTACCTGCAACGGGTGGAGGAGCTGACGGCGTCAGTAGACGTGTACAACGCGGTAAAGGAGGACACGCGTGATAAGCGAAGCCCGCGAACAGGAGATACGGGAGGCGCTTGAAAAAGCCTCTCCAGGGCCATGGACGGCAGAGACCGGCCAAGAACACGATGATATGGGCTACGCAGTCGGCGGCGCTTATTTTGTCAGCATCGACGGGCCGGACGGGGATCTGGTGCTGTCCGGGGAGGATGTACAGGTGCTCATCCCGGACGCGGAGTTCATGGCGCTGTCCAGACAGGCGATCCCGGAGTTGCTGGAGACGGTCGCCGTCTTGCGAAAGAACCAGCAGACGCTGATGGGCGCGACGTGGTTCATGCGCTGCAAGAACTGCCGCGCGCTCTACGTACCGGACAGCGGCAGGAGTGTTGAAGATCTCAAGGAGCAGCTGTTCTGGACGCGCCCGAAGCCGAAGGGCGCCAGCAGGAAAGACGGTGTACCTCCCTGTAATCACCTGGGGCCGGTAGAGCGCTGGAACGGAAGAGGGTGGGAGGAAGTCACCCGCCGAAAGGAGGCAGCAGGTGTATAGACTAGACGCGCGGTGCCATTGCCAGAACTGCGATCGTGTGGAGCAGGGGGTCTATTTCATGATGGGCACCTGCGGCAATTGCGGCGAGAAAGACATTATGGTTGCGCATCGTGTAGGAGAGCGCGTAGTCCGGTGCAAGTGCCCGGTGTGCGGGGTCAAAGACGTACACTCTGTCCGGCTCCCGCGTCCAGACGAAATCAAGGAGGTTAACGACCAGGAAGACGAACACCTGCGAGGGCTGCAGCCGCCGGATCTGGGGGAGCTTTTGCGCAACAGAAAGGCGGATCAGAATTAATGTTCATGACACCCTGCCCCGCCTGTGACGGGGATAATGTATTGACCTGTGATCGGTGTCGGGCGCGGGCGACGATCATTGGGGAGCGCACGCGTCAGGACGCCCGCTGGGGTGGGCCGGGGCATGACGACACGCACACCGGCAACGACTGGGGGGAGATTCTTCTGGATCTGTACCTCCAGGGCCGGACGGTTGCACTGGCGGCTGTGGGCGCGGCGATCGCGGAGAGCCTGGAAAGACTGCGCGCCGACATGACCCTGGCTCTGGGGGAGACGTATCAGGTTATTGAACGCGCAGAGCTTGAGCAGCTGCGTACCTACGCGCGTTACTGGCAGGAGGCGAACGGCGCATGAAACGAGACGATCTCGACTCCCTCTCCGCGCTGGTTGCGGCACACCCGCAGCTTTCCAATGCGATGCTGTACTTTGCGGAGGATTTTCTAGGCGGTCAGGCGCCGGTGGCCCTGGGGGCCGACGCGGGCGGAAACACCAGAGTACTTTTGATCTGCGGGACCAGAGGAGAAGGGGCGCTGGCAGCGCTCAAGGACGTGATCTTTCTTGCCCGCGCGGTGCCGGAGCTAATCGCGGTGATCAAGGCCACGCAGGTGATGGTAGAGCAGATCAGCGACCGGGTGCAGACCCTGCAGCAGGCGGCAGGCGATCTCCTGCAGGAGGCTATCAGCGAACTGGCCGGAGAGGAGGCGCGCCGGTTGTGACGGAGTGGGTGGTGGCGGAGAAGCGCGCGCTCCCCGCGACCTGGGCAGATACGGAGACAGGGCTCCTGCGCATCTGCGTGGTCTGCCCCTACGCCGGGCGCTTCTACACCCTGTATGGCTACGCGCTCCACCTCAAAAAGGGGCGCTGTGGGCTCTGTCGGAAGGCGAACCAGCACTTTGTCTCTGTCACGTTTGTACGCTACCTTGTGCGGCGGTTTCGTGCCCTCTACGGAGGAAAGTACGGGCAAGGGGCTGTACATGCGGTCCGTTACCTGGAGCGCTGGGGCGCGATCGGGGGACGCCCGGATCTTCCACATATGGACTGGACGGGTGAGGCGTGGCACGTAGATACGCAATTGGACAGGGCAAAGCAGCCACACAGATTCAAGGGGAGGAACCATGAACCCAACTCCACTGCAGCGCAGCGAAAATCTGCGTGGCTTGCTCAGGCAGCTCAAGGAGCAACGCCAGGAGCTGCAAGAGCACCTGGCGCGCCTCACGCCGAAGGCGCCCTGGTATGAGCTGGCCCAGAGCTACGTTGCTCACATGGAGACCAGCGTACGGGTAGTGGAGCAGGCGGCGGAGCTGGAGGAGCTGCTGGAGTACACGCGCGGCCAGCGAGATCTCTGGTACGACGCCTACGGCACCCTCCTGAATAGCCCCTGTGCGTGTCCGGCATACGTCATGATTGCCGATGGAAACGAAGAGCGGCGAGAGCAGCACGCCCGGTGGCTGGAGGTTGTCCATGAATACGACCTGGAGAGCCTGGATGAAGAAGAACCAGGGGCGTTCGCTCCGGTGCTCCGGCACGCCTTGAATGACCGCGTGGCAGAAGATTATCAGACGTATGTGAAGGGATACCTGTCGTGAGTAAAGATACTCTCCCTGGTGGCCATAAAGCGCGGCAACGGGAAGACGGGCTGGATCGGACGATTCCCTATGTAGAGGCGCGGCGGAAGTTCGGCGCCGGGGCGCCGTACCCGCTGGATATTGACTCTGTGGAGTGGGCATTTGCGGGTGGGGAGTGGCACCCGATAGTTGCCCTGGAACTGACGCTTCGGGATCGCTACAAGGACGGTAAAGACTGGGGCGCTACGCCTTCTCCGGCGTATTTTGCCGCCATTCTGGAGCGCTACCATGGCGGCGTGCAGGCAGAGATTGCCCGGCGCGCGGGGCGGTTGCTAGGATGCCCGGTGCTGATCGTGGTCTATGATGAGGACGTGCATTGCCTCTGGTACCACAACCTGAGCAACCCCAAAGGGTGGACAGAGGTGAGCCTGGATACCTGGAAAGCCTGGCTACTCAGCGCCGCCACGAAGAAGCGGGAGGAGTTCGCACAGCAGACACCCGAAGGCGACACGCTGTAATACCCGAAAGGAAGGAGCACCCATGATTGCGCACCTGAAATATGCCCGGTATATCCTGCGGCACAAGTACTATGTCTTCCTGGCAGGGCTGGCGACGGGCGCCCCCTGGTGGCGGCTGGTGCTACACGACTGGTCAAAGCTCACCCCTGCGGAGTGGGGGCCGTACGTGACCTTCTTCTATGGCAAGAAGACCACGAACGCCGCCCGCCTGGAGCAGCGGCGCCGGGACTTCGACGCGGCATGGCTCCATCACCAGCACGCCAATAAGCACCACTGGCAGCATTGGATCCTGCGGAACGATAACGGCGAAACGGCTGTGCTCAAGATGCCGGAGCGCTATGTACGAGAGATGGTCGCTGACTGGATGGGCGCTGGGCGGGCGATCACCGGCGCCTGGGAAGTAGCGGCGTGGTACGAGAAAAACCACACCCGGATCATTTTGCACCCACTGACGCGCGTGCGTGTGCTGCGTCTGTTAACGACTAATCCACGCGTCGTGGCCCTGCGCGGTGCGCAAGTGCCCATGCCGCGAGAAAGCTAGAGGAGCACCCATGGCAGACCCTGAAGCCTCAAAACTGGCCACCTGTGCGCACCTTCGCCTGGAGGCATGGGGCGAACCGTCTTTCCCTACGCCGTCTACCTACGTATGCGCCAGCTGCGGGGCGTTCTTCCTTGCGGATATTCAGCAAGGGGAGAAGACCGCGACGGGACAGCACCCGCAGCCGATCGGGGTGGGGATGCCCCAGTGGCTGGCGCTCAACGAGTTCGGCGCCTGGGTGCATATGGCCTACGGCACGCGCCCGTTCCTGGTGGGTTCTGCACTGAAGCGCCGCGACCCGCGTGATATAGACGTGCGCTTGATACTCACTACCGAAGACTTCCAGCGCTACCTGGGGAACCCAGGCATGATCAATCAACCCCACACGCCCTGGGCGATCCTTACACACCTCTGGGCGGGGCTGTTGACCCGCACGATAGGCGCGCGGGGAGACTTCCAGATCGTTACCGAAGAGCACGCACGCCCGTATAGCGCCTACCCCAGAATTGAGCTGGGCGGGCAGCCGGGCTACCCGGTACCGAACGCACACGAGATCATCGCCAGGGGCGGCAACCCATGGACGTAATACCCGGTCGCCTGAACGCTGACTGGGAGTACATGATGCGGGCGATCGCGCAGTACGCCACGCCTGAAGAAGAAGATCTGGCCCGCGTCTCTATCAGCAGCGTCCGGCGCCTGCTTGTCGAGATAGACAGACTCCGGGCCAAGTGCAACGAACCAGGCCCGCCGCCGCGCGTCCCTGCGGAATCTGTCTGATACCCCTTGACACGCGTTGCAACGTATGGTATTCTTCTTAGTAGAGACAGGGACCACTAAGGAGAACGGCAGTGAGTGAGAAGATCGTCAATACGTGGCAGGCAGCCTGGCAACGCGCGGTCGCGGAGAGGCTGATTGTCTACAAGGAGCGTCCTGGGCAGTACCGGGTCAAGGACTACACCATCGTGGTAACGGGGCGCTCCTGGACGAACCTCTCCTGCGATTGCCAGGCGGGCCAGCATGGCAACGTCTGCAAGCACGCTGCGGCGGTTGTGAAGGCGATCCAGTGGGGGATTCATGCAGTGCCGGGGACAGAGAAGAAGGGGGTACAGGCGTGATACAACAGATGATTCGTACCTACGTTACTTCGTGCGACTTCTGCCAGGCAGCGACCGTAGTGGACGTGGCGATCGAGGGATCGATCGCCTGTCCCGTCTGCCAGGCCCGGTTGCTGGTAGAGGCCGTGGTCTGCAAGGGCTGCGGCGATCGGATCCTACCGCTGCCTCAACTGCAGGATGAGACCTGGGTAGACGGGCAGGGCTGGGTACCGGCGGGCTTCGTCTGTACCTATTGCATGGAGGCAGCCGGGGACGCCCAGCGGGCGCCGGACGGTCTCCCCTGGGGATCGCGAGGATGAGCCTGCGAGATGAGTACCTGGAGATGGCCCGGAAGAAAACGCTCTTGCATCAGCGCATCCCACGCGAAGCGCTCAAGAAGAACCCGTACGCGCTCCACACGTACAAAGAGGCAGAGATGGTGCTGGAGGTGATACGCGGGGCAACAGCGCTCCGGGTCAACTACGCCAGCGACACCCTCAGTACCGGGCTCTCCCTGGAGTGGGTGTCCGGAGATCTGAACGATGAAACGATGTTCTCCACCCTCTTTACGGAGCGCTACGGCTCACTCGTGCCTCCATACCCGCTGACGTGGGTGGAGTGGGATAGAGTCTACACCGCGAACGGGGTGGTAAACCCAGCCATTGAGGGGGCAGCGGCGCTCATTGAGTGCCAGGATATACGCAGCATCGCCAGCATGACGCCGGAGCGCTTTTCTCAGATCATGGAGCCTACCATAAAAGAAGATCGCGCGGCGGCGGCGTCCCGGTGGTTCTTCCGCCACCACCAGGAACCGCGTCTTCGGTGGCTTATGTCTCTCAGCGGGTTTATCAAGTACAAACGTGATGATGTTGTCCGGCTCACCGCAGGCCAGTCCTTCTGGCTGGATGAAGACGGGCACCTCTGCCTGGGTGCGTTCGTGGAAACTCCGGAAATCATGGCCTTGCTGGAGGCGGATCGCCTTGCCAAAAGGGGAAGCGCGAGGGCGGAAGAGCTGTACCGCAAGGACCAGCTGGGGAGTGCGTACTGTGCGTGCGTGTCGCTCTGGGCGTTCTCGCTCCTGCACTGCAACAACATCCTGCTGGAGGATCGCGCGGCGCCGGAAGGCGCGCAGAAGACCCGGCGCATCATGGGAAAACTCCCGCTGACGGAGTATAAAGTCTTGACGCTGGATCCCTTAAAAACGCCCAAGGTGCGGGCAGTACGTGGAGAAGCGGGCGGACCCACCAGGACGGTACGATTGCACACCGCGCGCGGGCATTTTCGCGAGTACGGCACGAACGGGCGCGGCAAGCTGTTCGGCAAGATCACCGGCAGATTCTACATGCCGCCTACGTTGCGCGGCGCCGCCAGTGCCGGTGTGATCACTAAAGATTACGCGCTAGGAAGACCACATGCCGCTCAAGGATGATCAATTGCTCAAGGAGACCCGGCGCGTGCTCTCGATTGTCTCTCGCGCGCAGCAGCTGGTCGAAAACGTAGGCGTCTCCGAACTCCCGGCGGATCTACGCCGTTCGGTACGCCGTACCCAGCAGTCGCTGAAGACACTCAAAGACCGGCTCCAGGAGGAGATAAACGCGCGGAGTTTGATAGATGGGGGTTGACACGCGTTGCAACGTATGGTATGCTACTCTTGTCGGTAAGAGAGCAGCACTGAAGGAGTCGGGACCATGAGCAGCAAGGCCACTATCAACGTTATCGGGTTCGCCACCAGCGTAGCCGCCGCGATTCGCCAGTACGGGTGGGTCAGCAAGAAGACCGCGATGGAGCAGGGCATCACGTCAACGGTGGATATGGCCATCGTGGCGCTGACGGAAGAGGAAGACGAAGCGAAGGCACAGGCGGCGATCGGCTGGATGCGTACCCAGTACACCAGCGGGGATGAGTTCACGCTGCGCATGGTGCAGGCAGTGGCGGGCGATACCTGCAAGGCGTATGAGGCGCCCTTCGTGGCGAACGCAGTCAACGCGTACGATCGGTACCTGGCACGCCAGGCAGCCAAGCAGGCCCAGATCGCCGCGCTCCCGGCAAGCGCCAATACGCACGTTGCGCCGGTGGGATCGAAAATCATCACCCAGGTGGAAATCCTGATCGCGAAGGAGATTTACGGTTCGTACGGGGTCAGCACGATGCTGAAGATGAAGGATGAGCAGGGCCGGATCCTGGTGTGGTTCGCCACGCGGGCCAGCGCCCAGGTCGGGGACGTGCTGCTGCTGGCAGGGACGGTCAAGGACTGCCGCATGTACAACGGGGTGGCGGAGACGGTCATCACGCGCGGCAAGCTGGAGCACCAGGCAGCCTGGAATTGAAGGGGTACCGGCAGAACAGACCGGGCAAGGTTTACGTGCTACGTGAACGGTGTGAGAGACAAACGGCGCTGACGTTCCCGCGAAGGCGCCTAGTAGCCGCTACGAGACGTGGTGCGACGGGGTGCGGGAACACCCTGGCCCTCGCCCGGTGCGTTCTGCCGGTGCAGGAGGAAAGACAGTGACTACAGGGTTACGGCAGCAGGGCGTGCGCAATCTTGCGGTACGGCTCACGCAGGTAGATGACGCGTATAACGAACGAAGCGCCGCAGGGAACGTCCAGGAGGCAGCAGGGCGACTGCGTGAATCGCTACAGGAGCTGAAAGGATCGTGGCCGCCGGAGACCGCCGATCGCGCCGCGCTGGTGGATCAGGAGTTCGTGGTTATCCAGGAGGCGCTGGATCGTCTGGATCCGCTGGTAGAAGGTGTCGTGGCGCGCGCAAAGAACAACGTCGATATTGCGATCTACCGCGTACTGGAGGCAGCCCGCCAGCTGGGCCAGCTGGAGAGCATCCCGGCGGCAGGTGCCCGCGTGGAAGAGGAGGAACACCTGTGAGCCGGGAACAGTGGGCAACAGCGCTGGTCATGATCGCGGCAACAGCGTTGATCTTTGTGCTCCTGGGGAGCCTGGCACACTTTTTTGATACCCCACCAGCACCCTATTACACGCCTGCATATCACGCTGTAGGTGTCCAGAAAGACGTAAGGAGGCGTACCCATGAACCCGTTACTGGGGGCCATGTTGGCGCTGGCAGTGCCGCTGCGTATCCAGGAGCTGCAGGCACGCGGCGGGGCACAGGAGCAGGATCTGACCTGGGCACGACGCTGGGCAGAGGAAAAGCTAGGCCCGTCTGGAGAGGCCTTGCTGTACCGCATCACTAGCCCCAGCGCCCGGAAAGCCGGGACAGACACCGCGACCATGTTCAATGAGCTGGTGCGCGCCGTTGCAGTGCTGTCGTTCTGCCCCGGCGGGATCACTATCTTCGGGGAGCACTTTGAAGGGACGATGCCATGCCCACGCTAGAGGACGCGGCTGCGGAGGTGGAGAAGGTCGCGCGGGCGTACAAAGGAGCGCTACGGGTGGAGAAGCTCCGGCTCCGCGCTCTGGAGCTGGCAGAAGCGCTGCGCGGCGCCGCTCAGGTGCCGTTCACGCTGGAAGACACGATGGAGGAGCGCGCGCGGTGGGCGGCGCTGGCAATGGAATTAACCGCGCTAGAAAGCTCGTTACGCGATCGCGCCGGTACTCTCGCTGCTGAAGCGCATCGGCTGCGCGAAGGGGCCGATGTGTATCTTGATCTGGCCCAGGCAGCGTTGAGGGAGGAGAAGTCGTGATGCAGGACCAGATCGAGGCGATCGCGGAGACGCTGGCCCGGTTGAAGGGGGCCGTACAGGCTAACCCCTACCTACGCCACATGCAGGCAGCCTACACCGGCATCGGATCGCGTTTTCCTTTCCTGCAGGCGTACTACGGAGAGGGCACCTATGACGTGGACTGGGCCACGCGCCAGCAGCTGGTACGGGCGTTTTCCTGGGCAATCCCCGATGAACGGGCGCTCTCGCTTATCGCGAAGCATGGGCCGATTGTCGAGATAGGCGCGGGCCTGGGGTACTGGGCAGCCCTGCTGGAGGCGCGGGGCGTGGAGGTGGTCGCCTACGATGACGGTAGCTGGAATGAATTACTGAAAATCGGGAACCCCTATCGCTACTGGACAGAGGTACTGACGGGCTCCCATGAGGTGCTGTCGAGACACCAGGATCACACGCTGTTTTTGTGCTGGCCACCGTTCGATACCGAAATGGCAGCCGACGCGCTGGCGGCGTATGAGGGCGACACGCTGATTTACATAGGAGAAGGTGAGGGAGGATGCACCGGAACGAAGGCGTTTTTTGCGCACCTGGAGGAAGGGCGGCGGGGGCCGGAGGAGATCCACCGGCTCCCGCGCTATATGGGGATGCGTGATGCACTGTATATCTATCGAAGACTGGAGTAGACCATGCAGAAGAGAACCATACCGGAGCCGCTGCGCAGCAGGGCCGCAGGGTGCCTGCTGGGGCAGTTGACCGGCGATGCCCTGGGAAGCCAGGTGGAGTTCATGCCGCCGGAGGCTATCGAGGACGCCTTCCCCGGCGGCGTTCGGACCATCGGACCCAGCCCGATCTGGCAGACCATCGCGGGGCAGCCCACCGATGACTCTGAGCTGGCGCTGGCGCTGGCCCGGTCGCTGGTGCGCTGTGGGGCGTACGATGAAGAGGACGTGGCGGGCGCCTATACCGACTGGTTGGAAAGCGCGCCCTTCGACGTGGGCGGAACGGTCGGGCGCGCCACGCGCGGTATGGCGGAGGCACGCCGCAGAGGCGCGCCGCTGGCGAGTACCGGGCGGGCGGTCGCGAATCCGGACAGCCAGGCAAACGGAGCGCTGATGCGGCAGAGCCCGCTGGCGATCTGGGGGCACCGGCTCCCGGACTGGCAGCTGGCGCTGTGGGTTGATCTGGACACCACGATGACCCACCCGAATCAGGTCTGCAAGGATGCCTCAAAGGCGTATCTGGTGGCGCTGGCGGCGGTGATTCGCGAAGGGCTGGACCCAGAGGGTGCCTACGCGGTCGCGCGGGCCTGGGACCAGAAAAACGGGCGGAGCCGCGAAGTGACCCATGCCCTGGAAGCGGCGCGGTCGGAGCCTCCGGCGTTCGTCACCAGCAGCGGGCGGGTGCTGGTGGCGCTGCAGAACGCGTTTTACCAGGCGCTCCATGCGCCTACCTGCGAAGAGGCGATGGTGCGCACCGTAGGCAGCGGCGGCGATACGGACACGAACGGCGCTATCTGCGGCGCGCTGGTCGGGGCACTGTATGGCCTGGATGCCTTGCCCGGCCAGTGGCGCCGGGTAGTGCTGTATTGTAAGCCTGGGGGCGGAGGGCGTCTACGCGGTATTTTGCAGCCGCGCCCGCGCGTGTATTGGCCGGTAGATGCACTCTCGCTGGCGGATCAGCTTGTAGCATCGTGAGAACGCAAAAAACGCCCCCTCCGTCCCTTTTTGAGGACGGAGGGGGCGTGTGCGTGTCTATGCAGTGTTCGGCTACGGGGTGACCGTTTCTACCGCGATCAGTTCCTGGGTGAGCGGATTCCCGTTCGGGTCAATGGCAGTGAGCCACGCTTCAGGCAGCAGCCAGTGCCCCTTGAGCCCGACGCCGGTACCCCAGGAGTTACGCACCACGAAATAGCCCGGCGGTACCCCAGGAAGACCGGCGATGTCGGCATACCCGACGATCACCATCCAGTGGTAGCCCAGCAGGGATTCACCGCGCACAGGCAGGGGGCAGACGCCCGTACCCAGCGCCTGGGAGCCTTCAAAAGAGGACCAGACACTGGTAGCTATACCGACGCCGTACCCATGCGTCAGCGCCGTTTTCACCGCGCTGAGTGTCGGATCGACCATCATTCCCTTGGTGACCAGGCGGCGTGTCGCGTCCTGATCCGCTTTCGCGGAGGGGACTTCTTCCACGCTGACGATCGGGTAGTAGCCCCACTCGCTTTCGGGCGGCGTGCCGTATTTGTTGGCGGCGTCCAGCACGTCGCGGGGATCGCGGCCATTGTCCAGGACGGTGACCTGTCCCTCCAGCTTGCCGCTCCAGTAGTACAGGAAACTGCGAGAGCGATGCTGGTAGACCTTGATACCCTGTCGGATCATGGCGTGCTCTATCTGCGCGGCCATGCCGTTGGCAGTGCAGGTGCCGTACTGGGCTTGATCCACGACGCCCATAAATTGGGGCCGGAGATCGACCAGCGGGGGCAGTGCGTCGGTGAGCGGGAGGTGGCCGATACGCGGAAGCACCGCCGGGTGATCCAGCCTCCGCCGGTACCCTAGCCCTCTCCCGCCGGGGGTAGTAAGTGAAGGTGATGCTGCGGAATACATGACTTCTCCGTTCTCTAGGCTGTAGGGGCGACCGGGACCAGGATTCCGTCAAGCGCGGCGCCGGAAAGCGCCGGGTAGTAGAACGCATCACACAGCGGCGCCAGGACTTCGTAGGTGTTTTCCGCCAGGATGCCCATCGCCTGGACGCTGATCTGGTACTCCGCGCGTGGGTAGACCTGGGCGATGGTGTCCCGCAGCATCGCGAACGCTTGCCGGGCGTCTTCGACGCCCCAGGAGCCGGTGACCGCCAGGGTGACGCCCTCCACCGGCAAGCGCCGGATCCCGCTGGAGCGTAGATACCGCAGCGCGTTACTGAGATACGCTCCGGTGTCCGGGCGCCAGAGCAGCGCTCCGGCGTGGACTTCCTGGGCGCCTCCCGCACGCGCGTACGATGCTCCTTCGCAGATCAGCGATCCCCAGACTTCCGGGGACACGCCCCGTTCGCGGGGGCCTGCCATCGGCGGGGCGTTGGCTTCGACGGGCAACAGGCCCAGGATATTGGCATCGGCCCAGAGCGCGAAAGATTTCACGCCGAAGGGCACCAGTGCCTGGGCTGTCCGGTAGACGCGGGCGCCATATTCGCGAATATACGGATTCTGCCGGGGGTTGCGCTTGAAGTACAACGGGTCATTGGGGTAGATACGAGGGCCTGGTAGGATCCAGGGGCGATGGAGCGCGAGATCGAGCGTGGCGGTCGCGGCGATCCCGTTGGCCCGAAACGCGGAAAACCCGTTTCTATAGGGTTCATACGCCAGGGCGTTCTGTGCTCCCGCGACTACAGGGGACCGGACGTGCCAGAACCCCTCCGCCGCCAGCTGCCCGCACCAGAGATCCCCGACTGGCGCCCCAGTGGCACTATCTATGGCCGGGCTGCCTACGCCCCTGATCGCTGCCATCAGAGTGCTGCCTGAAGCGCGTGTGCCAGGAACCAGCCATGGACGGGCGACGGCGCCGGGAGCCGGACTTCCAGCCAGGGTTCGCCGTTCGTCACCACGCCGCGCACAGGGCCAATAGGGATGACGCGATCGCCGGGCTTGAGGGAGACCGGCTCAAACTTTGGGCCGATCGCCGGGCGACAGGCGTGGTTCGGCTCCTGCTTGAGTGCCCCCAGGGCTTTGGCTTCCAGCGGGTTACGGGAGATCGACCGCCAGAGGTAGGCTTGCCCGCGCGGGTTGACCAGATCGAAGTCTACCAGCCCACCATTGAACTGCCGCCAGGAGTTTTCGCTGTATTGCCAGATCACCACGTCGGCGCCCAGCTTGCCCAGCTTGACGGTAGACGGGCTGAAGGTGGTGTAGACCACATCGTAAAGATCGGTCGGCTCGGGCTCACTGGACCAGATCAGTGATCTACCGCCGCGTGCGCGTGCATTCAGGTACGCGTTGACGTGGCTGTCCTGGTTGGTGTTCATATACACCCCACCAATGAGCAGCGCCTTGTCCAGGGTATCCATCCAGCCGAAGAGACAGTCTCCGGTTGGGTCCATTCCTGCCTCTATGTCCAGCCATACCGCCACACCGGGCGGGATGTTGAGGGCGTAGGCTAGATTGATGGCGTCCTGGGCCATCGCCCGCCCGGTGGCTTCGTCCCCTGCCAGGAGTTCGGCGCTGGTCTTGTTGTAGACCGGGCCGACTGCGCGCCCTTTGAACCAGAGGTAGGTAAGTTCGGTGGTACTGAGCCCGTTGGATAAACCGGGAATATCACACAGGTACCGCCCAACGAAGCCCGCCGGGGCGCGGTTCTGGGTGACAAAATCGTCTATGCTCACGCCCGGTAACGTGAGCCGGGCGTCACTCGCAGTGTCGTAGCCCCAGAGGTTTTGAGACATTTAGCGCCCCTCTGCCGCAGCGGCGGCTTCCTGGGTATGCGGGAGAATAATCCCGGAGTGGACGGTGCCGTCGCCGGGAACGACTGCATGGGCCACTGAGAGCGTCACGCCGCTGGAGCGCTGCGGTACAGGGTTGGGGACGATATGTACGTCATTCCCGGAAACCGGCGTAGAGAGCCCGGCGGTGTAGGGGGCGCTGGTCGTGGAAGGCGCCTGGTACAGTGTCGCGAAACCCTGGCTCAGTTGCTGCAACGCGCCCTTCGGCACCAGGTGGTAGGTAGCTATGGCGGTAAAGCCGTAGGACAGGCCGGTTGCGGTGGTGGACCAGAACACCGGACCGGTAATCACCGCACTCAGGGTGATCTCATGCACCAGGGCGCCGCCGATGCCCAGCGCGAACGCCAGGAGCTGGATCAGCGAGTCGTGCAGGGTGTTGTCCGGCGTGATGACTTTTTCGAGCGCGGGCTTGATCAGGGAGATGAAGATCGCGATAAGCAGCGCTGCGGGGATATTCACAGGTCGGGGACTCCTTGATAGGGGGTGAACGCAGAGGATCGCCGTTAACTGGGTGGCGTCTCGTCTTCTAGCTCTTTTTCCTCCTCCTTGAGCGACTGGATGGACTGGGGCTCCGGCGTCTGCTTCCGGTTGGGGTTCTCTGAGTCGTCCTCAAAAAGCACTGCCGGAAGGGCGGAGCGGAAGGGAGTAACAGGATCGTTGGTGCGCGCGTACCAGAGCGCGACGGCGCAAAGCGCCCCCAGGAGCAGGAGAAACACGCCCACGAGTGCCAGCGTGTGATCCTGCCCGCCCTCGGGCCTGGTGATGCCTAAAATGACGGAGAGAACCCCGCTGAAGGTGGTGACCGCCATCGCGGCCAGGATCGTTCGGGCCTGGGCCTGGAGGGTTTTACGCGCCTTGGCGCGGGCTTCCTCCTTGGTGTGCATGGCCACTACCCAGGGCTCTATCTGCTGGAGCGCGTGGTGGAGGGCGGAGGTGGTCAGCCGGTTTCCTGCCAGGTCCGCACGCACCAGATCATTGTGAATGGTGATCCGGCGCTCCAGGCGCTTGACGTACGCCAGTACTTCGCCATGATTGGCGCGCATGGTGGAGTCTTGATCCACAAGATGATGTTCGATGGTGCCCAGACGCTCCTCAGTGCGCGCGTGTGCGTGCTCCAGGACGGTCGTACGGGCGCGGAGTTCGCCTATGGTCTCCCGTACGTCGCCTACCGTTGCCAGGAGCTGGTACGGATCGTGGGAGGGAGGTGGACTGGGGAAGGACTGGGCGGCTGCTTCTTCCTCTGCCATGAGAAATCACCTACGTTGCGCTCACGATGCTACTGGTGACGACAAACGCCCCCTGTATCACGATTTGCTCAGGATTCGTACCCACGAACAGTTTCACTGCGTAGTACTGGTTCGCGTCTTCAGGGAACGCCACCGGATCCAGCAGATCTGTCGCGTTGAAGCTCACCGTAATCAGGCCGGTTGCCGCGTTGGTGACCGTTACGCCGGTCAGGCTCTGGTTGTCCTTCTGGAGCAACGGGGCAGTGCTTGCGGGCACGAGGATGTTCGGCTGCACGATGAACAGGATCCGGGCGTTGTTGGGGATAGGGTAGGCGGCACTGGTGGCAGTGCCGCCGAAGGTCGCGGCTGGGGTGTACTGGTAGATGATGAGCGACGGGGCCAGCGTCGTGCCGCGCAGCAGGATCATGTCCTGGCTTTGCGGCACATTGGTGATCGGCGTGAGTACCGGCATGAATCCTCCTGCTAGGGCGTCAGCGTGCCGGTGACCCACTGTGCCTGGATCGTCGTGAGTGACCAAACACCGTAGTACACCGGGGCGCCCCACTGGCCGAAGAGCGTGGTGAGTGACCAAACACCGTAGTACACCGGGGCGCCCCACTGCCCCGCAAGGGTAGTGAGGGACCACGACGCATACAGCCGAATTGCGCCGCCGGGGGCCAGCACATACGGCTGGGTGGGCAGGGCCGCGCTTGCGGAAAGCGCCGGGACAACAGGCGTGACGGTAGGGACAACAACCAACTGGCCTCCCGCCGGAAGCAAGAGGTGTGTCTGTACCTGCGTTGCGTTGATCGCCGCCGCTGCCTGGGCCAGGGCGCCGGTGTACGTGAGCTGTAGGCCGGAAATCTTACCCACAGCGCCGCCCCCTGCGGCCAGGATCGCAGTGAGTGACGGGTGGGGCTGGATCGCCGCGCCTGTGGCAAAAACGGGTGAAAACGTGACGCCCGGCACCGGCGCGAGGACGCTGGAGCCTGCGGGAAAGATGCCTGGCTGGGAGATCTGCGGGACCAGGAGCCCGGACGCCCCTGCGGAAAAAACGCGCGTACCGGCAAGCACCGGGACGGTCGTACCTGCAGCCCCTGCCCCGGCAACCCCTAGCGCGCCGGAAATCTGCGATCCCTGGAACACACTGGACCCGGACGCTGCAGGGGCGGTGCTTCCGGTGATCACCGGGACCAGGAGCCCGGACGCCCCTGCGGAGAACACCTGCAGCCCGGTACCGGGGGTGATGCTTCCTACTGGGGCCGGGATCCCGGCGCCCCCTGCGGCAGTCAGCCCGAACGGCACTACAGAGACGACACCCACTGGCGCGGGGAGAGCCGCTGCGGCGGCGAAGGTCGCAGGAGCAGCAGGCGAGATCTGGGAGCCGGGCGGCGGAATGCTGGATCCGGTAGATGTGTCTACCGGGGTAACGAGCGTGATACCGATACCGGAGGGCGTCAGTGCGGCGCCTGCAAGGTGCGTGAGTATTCCCGGTGTGAGTACTCCCCTTGACAGGGTGATAGTACAACCAGCGCCCAGTACCGGAACGACGCCGACACCCGCCGGGACAGCTGGGCTGGAGGCTGGGGCAGCCATGGGCAGTGCTGATCCGGTGATCAGCGGCTGCGGGGCCGGGATCGCCGCCCCTGCTTCGGTTGGGCCAAGAATCGCTATGACGTTGCCCACGATGATCGGGGTCACCGTAGGCATATATGCGCCTGCTGGGGCGGGCAGGCTGGCAGGCGTGACTATGGGTGTAATGGGTGGAATCGCCGCCCCTGCGTCCATAAAGGGCGGCGCGGCGGTCACCTGCGGGATGGCCGCCCCTGCGGCCATGGTGACATTCTGGGCGACCGACGATCCCGGTGTCAGGGCGGCGCCCGCACCGGCGGGGCTGGGTTGCTGGTTAATCTGCCCAGGAATACCGGCGCCTGCCTGGAACGTGGACGGTGCCGTAATGACGATACTGGAGACAGTGATCGACGCCCCGGCGCCAGCGGGGTTGGGTGGCTGTACACCACTGACAAGGACCGCTGCCCCTGCGGCCATGGTCGCGGGTTGCGCGAGAGCAGGAGCCGGGACAACGGCTGCACCGGCGCCCATAGGTGCGGGCTGCTGGTTGATTTGTCCAGGAATACTGGCGCCAGCTCCTGCGGTTGCCGGGCTGGACAGCACAGGAGCGGGGACTAACGCGGCGCCTGCACCGGCGGTGGCCGGGCTGGAGACACCGGGGGCCGGAACCAGCGCGGCACCTGCACCGGCGGTTGCCGAAGAGGAGATAACCGGCGCGATGACACCCGCCGCACCGGCGCCGGGAGCAACGGCGCCAGGGGTAATTACCGGGGTAACCAGGAGCTGGGAGCCCGCCCCAAGCGCCCCAAGACCTGTGAGCGGGGTTGCGAGAACCTGGGCGCCTGCCTGGGCCTGGACACTGGCTGGCGTGATGCCCGGCGCCCCGATAGGCGCCGCAGCGCCCGCGCCAGCAGTCACTGGAGAGGCAATGATCGGCGTGATAGCCGGGATGGCCGCGCCCGCAGCTGCGGGGTTGGGTTGCTGGCTGATCGTGCCGGGGATCGCCGCACCGACGCCTGCCGGGTTCGGCTGCTGGTTGATCGTGCCGGGAATCGCGGCGCCCGCAGCAACGGGGCCGACACCGGGAACCACGACAGGAGCCGGGACCAGCGCCGCGCCCGCTCCTGCGGTGACGGCGCCAGGGGTGACTACCGGCGCCGGGACAACGGCTGCACCGGCACCGGGCGTGACGGCGCCAGGGGTAATGGTCGGTGTCCCGATAGGGATCGCCGCACCGGCGCCTGGGGCCACGCTTTGCGAGAGTGCCGGTACCGGCGGAGGGATCGCCGCACCGGCACCGGGCGTGACGGTACCGGGAACAATCACCGGCACGATCGTGATCGCCATGCCGGAGCCTGGCTTTACCGCGCCAGGGGTGATGATCGAGGGAATAACCGGAATACTGGACCCGGCGCCTGCCGGGTTCGGCTGCTGGTTGATCGTGCCGGGGATCGCCGCACCGGCGCCCAGCGCTGGCGCGTTGCTGAGAACCGGGGTGATGCTGGGGAGCGCCGATCCACCGGCGAAGGCACCGGTGTTCTCCGTCGCGTCAAGAGACGGGGCGATCGGGCTGGCTGCCCCTGCGGTAAAGACCGTTATATCGCCGGTCGCATCGACACTGATTATCAGTGTGCCGGACGCCCCTGCGGCAAACGCCTGGAGCGCCCCTGCTACGTCAACGGTAGAGGTGGAGGTGGTCGCCGCGCCTGCGGCAATGACAGAGGGTTGCTGGCTGATACCGCCGGGGATTGCCGCCCCTGCGGCCATCGGGTTGAGAGACGCCAGGACAATGGGCACGCCGCCCAGGAGCGCCGCGCCGGGCAATATGGCCCGAATCGGATCGGGCGGGCGGTATGTGTAGGCCATCGCGCCCTACCTCCTCCGGGCCACAGTGCCGCCAGTGTGAGGGATCGCTAGCTGCGGAGCCTCCCTGTTAATCGACCTGGATCACGATGCCCGCGACACCGATGCTGAAGGCGGATCCGTTTGCGACGGGCTGGTTGCTGGTGAGCGAGGTCCAGAACCACAGGTTGCCGGACGTGGACGCATCCCAGATAGAGATACCTGTGATCGTGACGGAGGAGCCGCCGCCATTCTGCCAGGCAGTACCCGCGCCGCCAATCGCTGCGGAGTTGGAGATCTGCTGGCCGGTACTGTCGCCCGTCGCTGCGGCAATCGCGCTCCAGCCCGAAGACGCGATGGCAATACGAGCATAGGCAGACCAGCCGGTGGTGCCGTTGGTCGTGGTGACTTCGGTACCGTTCGACGGGGAGCCCAGCGTGCCTGTATCCGCAGGATTTGCGGTCATCAGGGCGACGTAGAGGTTTGCCGGAGGGGTAGAGCCGTTGAAGGGAGTACCGGCGCCTGTGGTGCCCTTCAAGAAGCTCAGGAGGTAGCCTTCAAAGTAATCACCGAACGCCTGACCTGTTAAGCTCACGTTAAAGCCTCCATTGACTTGTAGGTTTCCTGTCTTTTTGGTGCGGGAGGGGGATCGCGTTCGGTGTCTACCAGATCTCCCGGTACACCAGATTGACAGACGTGGAGACCGCAGGAGGTACCGCTGCCGCGAGGAAGCCCGCCAGCAGGTACTCAGAGGCGCCGGGGTTGAGCTGGATACGCTCTTCCGGGACAGGAAGATACACCAGCCCCGACAGGACGTTGACGTACCAGTTCAGGCGCTGGCTCCAGCCGGTCGCGGCGCTGGCTGCGGCGGTACCGGCGCTCCAGAGCGTAGGGGCGAAGGCGCTGGACGCGCCGGTACCGGAGGCACTGGCAATGGTGACGGTGCCGCCCATGGTGTTGCCGGTATTCGCGGTCGCAATGCCCAGCTGGATACCCACCACTGCGGAGGTTGCGGTATTGAAGCCCATCTCCAGCCGGACTACTTCGATCGTCTTGTTCGCGACACCGGGTACTGAGAGAAAGCAGAGCCCGTTTGCGCTTGGGGTAAATACGCCGCTTGCGGTGATACAAGGCCCGCCAGGTTGTGCCATGAAAGCCTCCTTACCTGTAACGCACAGGATGCGGGCCTAGAGGAGCCCTGGGAATGTGGATACCGGACGGGCGGCGGCGCGATGGGCGCGGCTGATCGTCGCCCATGCGGTACACCGGGTTGGGGAACCCGGCGGCGTGGTAGCCGGAGGGGTACGGATCCGCGTAGAAGGAAAGCGTCTGAGAGAGCGTGATAAACGAAAGCGGATCACTGGTCGCTACGCCGTTCGCGGTGATTGCGGTCTGCCCTCGATAGTAGAAGCCGCCGCCGCTGGTGGGGGCGGATGACCAGTTATCCCCTATTTCCAGCACCAGCGTGTCGCCCAGTTGGGCGGTCTGCGAAGTCAACGACCAGCCGGTGTTTGACCAGAGCGTCTGTTCGCTGCTGGTGGTGTTCGACGCGGCAGTCACGCTGGTAGTGGGCAGCAGGACACCGCGCACGCCGCTGTTGTCGTATTTCCAGATATATAAACCCAGCGCCGCGTTGACGGTCGTGGTGGCGAAGCCCGTCACTGCCGCGCCGAAGCTGCTGAGAGACCCGCTGATAGCCCCGGCGTTGAGGCGGGGGGAAATGCAGACAATCTCCAAGTTCGTGCCGGTGTTTCGCGAGAGAAACGCGGTGATCTCTGTACCGGACTGCTGGGTAAGCGTGAGCGATTGCGGGGTGAAGGCGTTAGCGGTGCCCCAGGTGAGCTGTGCGGTTGTAGGTGCGGGCAGGCCCGCGACGGAGAACGCTCCTAGATACAGCGTGGTGGCCATGGGCTAGACCGCTGGGACGGGCGGCACCTGCGGCACCAGCTGCCATTCTGGGTGCAGCTTCCCATGCGCCTCCGTCTCCTGGTACTGCTTCCAGAGGTACGCACAGACCGAAGGGTCGTTGTCGGTCTGCAGGTGGTTCTCCTGCTTGGCGGCACCGAAGCTGAAGTTGAACGAACCGTAGACGGCGAAGCTCTGGTTGTGATCCGCGCCCAGTTCCAGGTCGACCAGCAAGACTTTTTCGTGGTTGATCGCGCCGGTTGGAGCGGTGGCGATGGTTACAGGCACTCCGGCGTTGACCAGCTTCTGCAGGATGGCGCGCTCCGCTGGCCCTGCGGCTTGACTGCGATCCGCGACAATGCCCACCTGCAAGCCTGCCTGGTGCTTGGCGATGAATACTTCCGCCAGGTCATCCAGGGTGAAGCCGTAGATGGACATATACAGGCTGACGGTCGCGGCCTGCGCAACGGCAAGGAGGGCATCATGCACGTTGTCTGCGGGCGACACGTAGAGCACCCGGCGGCGTTCGATAGGCATGGTTGCTCCTTAAATGGCGGTGAAGTAGGAGAATTGAAGCGTGGTAGGCCCGGCGCAGGCAAACCCGGCCACGTTGATCATGTACACGTCAAAGCTGTTCGCGGATCCGCTGGTGTTGGAGTTGAAAAAACTCAGGACCACCGTCTGATACCCCAGGGCATACATGGTGAGCTGGACAAGGGGCACGCTGGTGCCGTAGGTCGTGCCGGGGTTGAAATTCACCGTACAGATGCGTATCGCGTTGTTCGATGAAAGGCTGAAGCCGGTGTTCAGGTTAATGACGACCTTCCCGGCGCTGTTGTTGCCGGAGATAGAGTTCAGAGAGGTGTTGGTGGGGAGGTTGGTGATTGACGGCGTGCTGCCGCCCGTCTGAATACCGGACCCGCCCAGGACGATACCACTGCCGGTCACCAGCCCCGTCGCGGTGACGGTCGTGCTTGCGGCCAGAGAGGCGACGGACACCGCGCTGCTGCCCATACCCACAGCGGAACCGGCGTTCGTCCCGTCCGACAAGATCGCGGCTTTCGCGTTGGCGAGTGTATTCGCCCAGGTGCTGCCGAAGAGGGAGGCGGCGGCTTTGCGGAGGTGGTTCATGTTGTCCAGCAGGGAGCTGGAGCCTGATGCGGTAAAGGCTTCGGTCGAATCGTAGCCTACTGCTGACTGGAGTACGCCGCCAGCGCCGCCATTGTTGAGTTTGTAGAGTATTCTCCAGATGGTCTGCTGAAGCGTGTCGGTAGGGGAGACCGCCGGGTTGAGGTTGGTCGCTTCATTCGCCGCCGCGATCAACCAGGAGCCTAGCGGCTGGCTGGGCGTGGCGGAGTTCGCCACCAGGGAGCCCGTACTGAAGAGATCGTTCAGCTGGGTAATAGACGTGACCTGGGTACCGTTGGAGATCGTCTTGTAGAGACGGGTGCTGTTCGCGGTGACGGTGCTGGAGGTGGTGATCGTGTAGGTGCCGGTGGTGGAGAGATCGACGTACTGGGTGCTGGAGGCGGTGAACACCAGCGGCGTCACACCGGTGGTGACCACCACTGCAGACCCGGAGACCAGGACAACGGCTGTGGTCGCGGGTTGACTGAGGGTAAGTGTCCCGGAGAGCGACGGGAGCCCGCCGGAGACAACATAGGACTGGGCCTGGGCAAGCGTGTTGAGGTTCACTTGCGCCAGGCTGGTAACCAGATCGGTAAATTCTGCCACGCTTCCTCCTTACTGGTAGACGATCGTGGTCTTGAGCCCAGCGTGGGAGATCGCGGCAATCAGTCCGGCGATGATCTGCCTGCCCAGGAGCGGATTCCCGCTGGTGTCGGTGCCTACCGGGATGCCGGGGAGCCCTGGGTAGCCGGGAAACGTACCGCCACTGGTGGGCGGCGGTATGGTGATCGTGACCTGATAGGGCGCGGTCTGCTGGACAGTTGTGCTATACGATCCACCGTTGATCGTATTGCTGGCCTGGACGGTTTGCAGCCCGCTGGTGACGGTGGAGGTGGTCGTGGTCGGGGCGTAGCCGGAGACCAGGGTGTGCAGGACCGATGCTATCTGGGTGCTGGAGGCGTTGGTGTTGTCCCCTCCCAGGACACCCTGTGCGCGGAGTCGATACGCGCTGGGATTTTCCCCGTTGTACCAGGGCAGCTGCAGATCATTGGCGATGTTCAGCAGGTACTGGTCTACCGCGTGGGTGATGCTCATGGAGCCGATGTAGTCCAGCACGTTGTTGCGCGTATCCTGCAGGATCGCCGCCAGAAGCCCATGGATCGCCTCCATGGTCGGCCCAGGGGACCAGGGGACGCCTACCGCTATCTTGTCATGGAAAGAGGGATCGCGCTCCGGTACCCAGGAGTACAGCGTCACGTCGCGTACCCAGGGAAGCGCCGTCAATCCGGTCGGGAACGTCAAGGACCATTGCCCATAGCGGGCGCGCGGGCTGACGGAGGAGCTGGGGGACGTAGCGCCTAGCAGGCTGACGGAGGTTCTGCCCACGCGCGATCCGTCCGATCGCTTCACATCCAGCATCAGGCCGGTCGTGGTGAGCCAGGTGCTGTCCGGGGTGGGGGTGTTGCCGGTGGAGTAGGTGAAGACGGGCGGGTTCGTGGCGCCGGTGAACAGGTCACTGCTGGCCATTTCCGCCAGGATCATGTGCATATCAAGCGCGCCGGTGTCGATCACCGGGCTGGTGTACATGCCGGAGGTGCCGCCTGTCCCGGCGTAGACGTTCATGTTCGCCACTGCCATCATCACGTAGTCAGTGGTGAAGGCCGCAGTGTCGTTCAGCACTGCGGTTGTAGGGCTGACCGTCAGCTTGACGCCCGGAATATACGCCGTCCCGTCATACGCCGTCCCGGTAACGAGATTGGTCTGGAAAGTCGTATACGCGCCCGTAGAGCCCAGGGCGCGGCGCCCCAGGGAGAAGCGCCCGGTCCCGATACCGCCGCCGGTGGTACAGGTGATCAGGTACTGGTAGCTCTTGAAGCTGGTCTGCGTGGTGCTGGCCGGGATCGTCGTGCTGGAGGACATACTGGTGCCGACGCCTGCCGTCAGCGCGCCGATGGGCACGATGCTGGAGTTATACGTCCCGGTGAACAAGACCTTGACAACGGTACTCACGCCGGTCAGGTTCAAGGTGACCAGGGCGGTGATCCCAGCAAGGTCAACGGTGCGCACCAGGGTGTAGGTCGATCCACCATTGGTGCTGGTCAAGATCTGCACGATGCCACCGTTTCTGATGGCGTTGGCGACCACGTTCGCGCCGCCGGAGCGCACCAGGCCCGCTGCCAGGATACCGGCAAGTAAAAACGAAACCTGGGGCGCGGTGGTGGTGAAGGTGAAGTAGTCGCCCGTCTGCGCGGTGACCAGGACCAGATCCACCAGGCTGAAGGCGTTGCCGCCGGAGAGCGTGGCTACCGGGGTGCTGGTCCCGGCCTGGATCTGGGAGCCCGTAGAGGTCGTGGCGGCACCTACGGAAAGGAGCGGGGTCAGCGCCGGGTGGTTCTTGGTCGTGTCCACGTTGACGGTCGTGTCCATCGTGGTGTTGGTGAACGCCCCGGCGGCGTAATCGGAGACGAACCTGTAGCGCTGTGTCTGCATGGGTCTATACCCGCGTGACAGTGACGGTAGGCGACGGGCAGCGGTACAGGATCAGCGGGCTGGCGGAACCGATCGCCGGGGTCGTGCTGGTCAGGGTGAAGTTGGTCAAGATATTGCCGCAGGCTGCTTGCGCTGCTGCCATCATCCCGAAGACAGTGGGCACCTGATTGAACTGCAGGCCCGGATAGGTCGCGTTGCCCGCCACGCCCTGGATATACTGCTGCACTGCGGCTTGAATCAGCGGCGCCAGTACCGTTGTCGTGTAGGCGGTTGCGGCGCTGAAGGTGACACTGATCGCGGTGATTGTCACAATCTGGAACGGGATGAGCCCGCCGCCGGAATAGCTTCCGATGCGCGGCACGATGCCTGCCGGAAGCGCCAGCCGCAGCGCCGCGTCCACGTTCGCCGCGAGACTTGCAGCGGTCAGGACGGGGTTCTGGATGTAGTAATAGCCGGTGTCTCCTGCCACGCCGCCGGTGCCCGACGCGATACCTGCGTAGCCTCCGTTACTGTCGCAGGCGTAGTAGTACACGTAGCCGGAGGCAAGCTGGGGGTCCAGCACGTTCGCGGCGTAGACACCGCTCACTGCGGCAATCGCCGCGATCGCGTTGGACAGGGAGTTCACCGGAGTCGCGCGTACCGCGATTTTCTGGCGTATGGCGCTGTCAGTGTCCGGATCCACCCCCAACGTCACGAAGGCGGCGGTGTGTATGCCTCCGTTCGGATTCGCGGCACCGGAGACGGTCTGGGCGTTGCTGACGGAGATACCCGGCGCCAGGTTGGCGTTGACCTGATTGATCGCCCCTGCCAGGACGTTGCCGATCACGCCTGGAGAGGTGCAGACCACTGCGGTGCTGACCAGCGTGGTGTTGAAGGTCGCGGTCTGGGTGTTGGTGAGTGAGCCGGTGAGCTGGAACGCCACGCCGGGAATATAGGTCACTCCATCGTAGAGCTGGCCAGTGACCAGGCCCGTCTGGATGACCGTCCCGTTTTTGGAGAGGGTGAAGGTGCCGGTGCCGGTCGCGGTAATCAGCCAGGTTGCGGCAACAAAGCCCACGTTCGCGGTGTTCGTGGAGAGCCGGAGCGCGCCTGCGGCCAGCGCTGCGGTGACGGTCAAGGTAGATGCGGAGCCCGGCACCGGCACGCCGATCTGTGCCCCTGCCTGGGTCTGGAAGAACGCGCTATCGCCGGAGGTTAACGACCCTACCAGCTCCAGCGCCACGCCGGGAATAATACTGGGGGAGTCGTAGAGCGTGCCGGTCGCATAGGCGCCGCTGGCGCCCACCAGTACGCCGTTCTTGTAGATGCTGTAGGCGCCGGTGCCGGTCGCGGTGATCGTCCAGTTGGCGAAGACCGATAGCCCCAGGTTCGCCGGGTTGGCGGAGTTCGCCAGGGAACCTGCCGCGATCGCGGTGCCTACGGTCGTGTTGATAATGTTCGTGGCGCCGGAGATCACCGCGCCGGAGACGTACTGCCCGGCGGCGATGGTCGCGGCGGTCAAGGTCGTAAAATTGACCTGTGGCGTGACGACGCCATCGCCGGTCGTGCCGACAGTGGAGCCCGCCGGGAGCGTGATGGTGGACGCTGCGGGGGACTGCGAGTAAAACACTACCGCGTCGCCCGCGCTCTGGCCGGTAGACGGGGCGACGTTGTAGTCTGTCGCTTTGTTTGCCAGGGCCGTACCTGTCGCGGTCGTGTAGGTGATGCCCGGCGCCGCGCCCAGCAGTGCCACGTTGGTATCGGCGTCTGCGGAGAGAAACACCTGCAGCAGGTTCATGATCACGCTGCCCGGTGCCTGGGAGAGCCAGGGGGCAAGCGCGGCAAGGCGCGTCTGGTTGGTTGCCAGGGTATCCGCGTAGGCCATCGGCGCCTCCTATGAGGGGGTACTGTTCAAGGGGAGAGAAGCAGCAGCCTGCACCTGTACACCGCTGACGGAGTACGCCGTCACGAAGACGGAAAGCGTGGCGGTGGTCGGGTTAATCTGCGCGGTGACGGTAAAGCTGGCGGGCATCTCATCCGGAGAGATGGTGCCCGCCGCCAGGTTCTGCGTCATGCGGGCCTTGAACAGCGCCAGGGAGTCCAGCACATCCTGGGCGTATTGGGTGTTGTCGGAAAGTATCGGGGTGCCCTGCCGGAGCAGCACCTTGTTGCCGTAGGTGGGGTCAAACGGATCCGCGCCGGGGGTCTGGTACAGGAAGCGCACCAGATACTGCTGCAAGCGGGAAGGGCCGACAACGACAGCCAGATCCCCGTCACTGGCCAGCGGGTAATCCACTGTCAAGGGGTTGGTCAGTACCGACGCGCTGGAGGAAGTCGGGAGGTAGCTCACTGCCACCTCTCCAGTGGGGGTTGCCAGGGCAGGCTGGGCCATACACGTTCTGTCAGGGGACTCCGGGTTTTAACCCGGAGGGGAATGACGGCCTTGCTGCACGCAGTGTTCGTCCCCCCTGACGCCCTCCTCTCTGTTTGCTATGAAGCCTTGAGCACCAGCAGGTTTATCGCCATGTTGGTGATCGTTACCGTAGTGGTGCTGACGTTGGTAAAGGTGATGACGATGGTATTCGCGGAGGTGATCTGCGCGGCCCAGGTGATTTCTGGGTGGGAGGCTAGCGCCGGAATACTGGCGATACAGTAGTCTCCTACCGCGACGTTGGACACCGCAGGAGACCAGGAGGGACTGATCGTGCCGGTGCCAATGGTCACCGTTGCGGGGGTATTGACACTGTTGACCGCGCCTACGGAGCCGCCAAGGGAGAGGGGCGGGCCGCTGGTGATCGCGCCGCCGTAGAACGTCCCCGCGTTCCAGCTCACACCCGTAGACACCGCTGTAGTACTCGCACCTGTCGGGGGCGTGCTGGAGATGCTGGCGTTGGCGACGAAGCCGCCGCTGCTGGTAGAGAGCCAGCCCCCTATGCTGAACGAACTCTGCGGGTACACGTTCACACTGCCTGTCGAGGAGGCAGAGGCACCGCTGTAGGTGGCAGGGCTGAAGCCGGGAGCGCCGTAGGTTGGGTTCGTGAAGCTGGGGGCGTTGTATGTTGCCTGGGTCATGGCGGTTGCCGTAAACACCGCGCTACTCACCGTCGCGGTGAAGACAAGGATGCTGGAAATTTTGTTCGTCCCGTTGACGGAGAAGCCGCCGGTGCCGGTGGTCAGGCCGGTGACCCCCAGGACGCCGCCCACGCTGGTCGGGTTAGTCGCGTCCCCGATCGCGGTGGTCTGCCCGGTGCCGGTCGTATTGATGTTCACCGCGCCGGTCGCGGTGAGTCCTCCTTGATAGGTCGCGAGTTGCTGAAACGTACTGAGCCCAGTGATCAAGATCGTGCCGGTGGCGCCCGCCGATACGGAGATGGTGCCGCCGGTGGGCGTAGACAGCTGTAGATTCTGGGTGCTGGTGACGATGATCTGCGCGCCGGTGGATTTGCTGTAGAGATACGTTGAGCCATCGGAGCGCACGTACGCGACCTGACGCCCATCGGCGCCGAAGATCGCGGTCTCTCCGGGGTTCATGCCCAGGAGCGGGAGGTAGTTCGGGAGCGTGGTGTTGGTCGTGACTGCGGAGACTGCGGTACTATGCCAGCCGTTGACTTCCGCCAGGGCGATCACTTCATCGTAGGGCTGGGGCTGGTAGTGCAGGCCAGTCGTGTTCCCGCCCACGATCGGGCGGGGGATGTTCGCGGTGCCTCCCAGGCTGTCGGCCATTTGTAACTTCATGAGTGAGAGACTGAGCTGTACCCGCGCCCGCCGGTTCGGGACAACTTTCACGCTGTCGGTGAGCTTACTCATCTAGAGCACCTTCGCGGTGACAAAGTAGTCCAGCGGGTTGACGAAGCCGAAGCTGGTCGTTATGTCGTAGACGCTGAGATGCAGGTGTGGGCCGGTCGTATTGATGTTCACCGCGCCGGTCGCGGTGAGTCCTCCTTGATAGGTCGCGAGTTGCTGAAACGTACTGAGCCCAGTGATCAAGATCGTGCCGGTGGCGCCCGCCGATACGGAGATGGTGCCGCCGGTGGGCGTAGACAGCTGTAGATTCTGGGTGCTGGTGACGATGATCTGCGCGCCGGTGGATTTGCTGTAGAGATACGTTGAGCCATCGGAGCGCACGTACGCGACCTGACGCCCATCGGCGCCGAAGATCGCGGTCTCTCCGGGGTTCATGCCCAGGAGCGGGAGGTAGTTCGGGAGCGTGGTGTTGGTCGTGACTGCGGAGACTGCGGTACTATGCCAGCCGTTGACTTCCGCCAGGGCGATCACTTCATCGTAGGGCTGGGGCTGGTAGTGCAGGCCAGTCGTGTTCCCGCCCACGATCGGGCGGGGGATGTTCGCGGTGCCTCCCAGGCTGTCGGCCATTTGTAACTTCATGAGTGAGAGACTGAGCTGTACCCGCGCCCGCCGGTTCGGGACAACTTTCACGCTGTCGGTGAGCTTACTCATCTAGAGCACCTTCGCGGTGACAAAGTAGTCCAGCGGGTTGACGAAGCCGAAGCTGGTCGTTATGTCGTAGACGCTGAGATGCAGGTGTGGGCCGGTCGTGTTGCCGTCCACCCCAGGAAGACCGCCGCTGATCGCCACCAGCTGCCCGGCGGTGACGTAATCCCCTACGTTCACCTGAAACGGACCTGAGCCACCGGCGGCGTTGTTCCCGCCGCGCGTCCATTGGCTGGAGCAATGCGCCAGGAGCACCAGCAGGTTGCCGGTGCGGATCACCATTGTCGGGCCGAAGCCGGTCGTGTCGTAGTGGGTGGTGATGATCCCGCGCCCGCCATCGGCCCAGGGCACCGGATCGTTTTGCACGCCGATCACCACGCCGCTGGACGGGGCGTACAGCGGGCTCTGGTACGGCACTTTTAGGTCGATACCGAAGTGGAAGTGTGCGTAGGACTGGCCTCCTGGAGGCGATGCGGGAGGCTCACTCAGGACGGTTGTAGGACCGTAGTACTGGGAGATCCCCACGCTGATACCGCCCGCGTTCGGCCAGAAGGTGAATTGCTGGCTGGTCGGAGCAATTTTGGCGCCGAACGCGCCCGTATAGCCGGTGTTGCCGGGGTTGTAAAAGCTGGACGGGTTGTAGGGCGTTCCTGCGGTAGGCTTGATGAGCTGCGGGATCGTACTTGGACTGGACGATCCGCCCGCGCCGCCATAGCCCCCCTGTGCCTGGCTCCCGCCGGTACCGTTGGAACCGCCACCGGTGACAATACCCTGCGCGCCGGAGCCCGTCACTGTGCCGGTCGTGTCGCCGTATTTTACAATCGTCACCACCGCGTCTGTCGGCAACGCGCCGACACTGAGCCCGCCGATGACCACCGCGCCGCTCTGGCTGGTCGTCTGAGCCGTTACGATGTACTCTCCGTTCTGGCTGGTGGTGTTCAGCGGGCGTCCGTTCGCATCCGCCAGGCGTACGATCGTCCCTACCGGCCATGGGCCGGTAATGTATCCGGCGGCAATCTGCAACGACGTGCTGATGGGATAGGGCGCGGTGAGCTGGCCGGTCGGGGCAATGGAGAGTTGCGACTTCCCATCGGCGTAGTTTCCAGCCTTGATCTGCGCGGCGGCTGCGGCATCGGTGATCGTCATGCTGGGGATGCCGGGCAGGTAGGGGAACTGCTGGCCCGGCGCGCGTCCGTAGCCCAGCATCAGCGTCTCAAACCAGGCGCCGCCCACTGTCAACGAGTACGTCTTGCCGGTGATGTAGTACTGGGTCTGCCCTTGGTGCTGCCCGGCACGATGCAGCGCCGGAACTTGAATAACGGTCCCGATGCGGTGCCCAGGGTTCGCGGGGCAACTGAGCGCGCCGGTAGCGACGTTCGCGGCGAACTGGTACAGCAAGCTTTGCGCCAGGAAGTCTGCCGAAGGCTTCGCGAAGATCCAGGGCGTCGGGATGGTGGAGACCCGGCGCCCTAGCTGATTCTCCATCTCTACCGGCGCCTGTGCCCAGCCGTCCATGGCCTGGGTGTAGTCATATGCCCAGCGCACCCGGATCTGGGTGGCGACGTTTTGATCGGAGAGCATGAACTGGGCGTTAATGATCTCGCTGTCCAGGACCAGCGGCATGGGGGTGGTAGTGTTGAGATAGCCCAGCGGGCGCCAGATCAGGCTCCCGAACTCATCGAAGTACAGCTCCATGCCGGTATCGGTAATGATGCCTGACAGCACGCTGGAGTAGGTCTGCTGGTCGGGCTGGGTGAATACGTTGTCCGGAATCGAGAAGGAGCGCTGTCCCACGATCTCCAGGCCCGTATACATGTGCAAGCCCGCAGGAACGCCGACGCTGGGGTTCTCCGGATCGACGCACGCCGCCAGCGCGCCAGGGAACCCGACTCTGTTTGCCGTCAGCGAGATAAGATCCCGCGCGCCGATGCCCTGGATGAACCCCAGGGCAAACGACGCCGCATCGTTGATCTGGGTCTTGGCGTTCGGGGCGGAAACGTCATAGGAGACAATCTCCCAGAGTTTCCAGGGAGAACTTCCGGCAAGGGTGATCGTACGCCCGTTTACCGGATCGTAGGTCTCAGTGACCATATCGACAAAGCCGGTCCAGGCCACCACGTTCTCTTGCTTGTAGGGAGAATTGAGCGCGACCTGGATCACGTCCATCGGCTGCGGGTCTACGATCTGGCTGATCTCTTCGTTCGGGTCTGCCAGCACCAGATTTGCCTGCCCTACGGCGCCGGAGACATAGAGCGAGAGATCCCCGCTGATCAGGCCCGTCACGCGGTAGATCCCGCGTACGGTCGGGGAGCCGAACACGCCTGCCTTGATGATAGTGAGGGTGTACGTGGGTTGGTAAATCAGCACGTCGCCCTCATTTCTTGTAGGGCAGGAGGATGACGCGCCCCGGCGTGACGTTGTTCCAGTCGTAAATGCCCTGCCACTGCCAGGCAGGATCGGTGACCCGGTGCGGCTGGTCTACCAGATTGGCGTTGATGATGTAGCCCAGGAAGGTGGGCACATCGGCCCAGCCGCTCTCTGGCTGGAACCGGGACGCCACCCGAAGATCGGAGTCTAACGGTTGCCAGGTGTACCGCTTCGTAGAAGCCATGGGCGCCTCCTTACCAGCCGGTAACGGCTTGCGCCGCCTGCACAAAGGCGCTGGTGGCCTGCATGATGCCTGCCTGGGCAGTGACTACCTGTACCGCCTGGGGGACAGGGGTGGGGTACTCGTGCGCGACGATCTGGTACTGGATGTAGTTGGGCATGGACTGATCGGCGCTGGCCTCAAAGGAATCGATGTAGACGCTGACCGGGGACGATTCCGTAATGCCGAAGAAGGGGAAGACGAGCGGGTAGATGTTCGCGGGTCCGGTGCCCAGGAGGGGCCGGATCTTTTCGGACTTCTTCAGCTCCGTCACGCCGCCGTTCTCAAAAAAGCCGGTAATATCGAACTCCCGCTCATGCTGGCCGTAATCGAAGCGGATGATGTTCCGGTAGGCCGGGTAGGACACGTAAATCTGTGATTCCCGCATCACAAAGGAAAACGGCGTCACAGTGAACTGGTAGGGGCCGATCGTCAGCGTCTGTCCCTGCAGATTGTTGATGGCGTCTACCAGATCGGCAGTGGTGTACTGGTGCGGCATGGGTGCTCCTTATTGCGCCTGAGCGCCGTAGCCGCGCCCGCCTCTGGGGCCACGCTTTTGTATCGGCACCGGCTTGCCGTTGACGCGCGCCGTTACCGCGACACCGCCGGAGGTTGCGTCTTGAATCATGATCACCGTCTGGGCGGCGGCGGAGACTTGCTGACCATAGGAAGTAACCACGCCGGGGCCGTTGGCATAGCCGTTGTACCCGGTGAGCCCTAGCTGCTCATTGCCGCCTGCTGCGGCCAGTTTCTGGGCGTACCAGTAGGCACCGGCGCTGACGTTATCGCCCATGTCGTAGGGGTTGAAGTACTTGTCGTGGTCGTACTGCGTCTTGTTCGTCAGCTGGCGCCCGGCAAACGGATCGTTTTTCAATCCTTTCCCGGAGAGGAGCTGCGTTACGGTGTCCGGCTGCAGCTGCATAATACCCTGCCCACCGTCCGGCGCGTGGGCGTTGACGTTGAAGTCGGACTCACGCGCGCCGATAGCGAGAAGGTCATTGATGTTCAGCCCGTACTGTTGCGCCGCGAACTGATACGCATCGGAGAGCGCGCCGCTCACCGTATCGATACCGCCGCGCGTATTGGAGACCTTGTAGGTACGCCCGTTCCGGACGCCGCCTCTGGACGGGTTCCCGCCGGAAGAAGGAGCGCCGCCGCCGGACTGGTTACCGGGCGCTGCGGTCTTGCCGTTCCAGCCCCACCCGTACTGGGTGGTGGGGTTGGCGTTGCCGTAGAGTGACCCGGCGCCGCCGAACGGCATGTCTGCGCTCCCGCCGCCGCCACCGCCGCCCACGCCGAAGCTGTGCAGCAGCCCGATCCCGGCGTCAAGGGGCGCCATCATCGGATCGACCAGGGCATTGAGTATCCCGCTGCCGGGCAGCAGCTGCTGGAGCGCGTCCGGGATACCCTGGCTGGGGTTGGTGACCACGTTGGTCAGGAGATTCACCAGATCCTTTGGTACGTTCTCTACCGCGCTGATCAGGTCGCTGGTGTTGGTCGCTATTTTCTGCAGCCAGCCGTCGCTGGTGGTCTCCATCTGCTTGAAGGCTTTCGCGACCACGCCGGTATCCGATCCACCGTATGCCTGCCCGGTCTTGGTCAGATCGGTGCCGCTGGGTTGCACCTTTTTCCCGATGTTCGCGGCGGCATTGATGAGCTTGTTTGGGTCGGTGTTCAGCAGCGTCTGGGCCTGCTTGGCGTTCAACCCGGAGAGCCCCAGGGGATCCCCGATGCCCTGATCTATCGCTTCCATGGTGGAGAGACGCTGGGCGCCCTTGAGCCCCTGGGTCTGCTTGTTGAGGAACTGCAGCGTCAGCCCCTGCAGCTTTGCTGGATCGTTCGCCTGGTACTGCATGAACTGGTCTTGCGAGATGCCCAGGATAGAGGCGAACTTCATCACGTCTGTGCCCTGCGCGGTCTCCAGGCCCGCGCCCACGCTGCCCGCATTGATGGACTTCCCGTACGCCTGCTGGGCGCCCATCAGTGAGAGCTGGCCATGCAATGTCAGTGCCAGGTTGCCGGTGGCCACGCCGAAGGCGGAGAACGTGTCATAGAGCCGGTTCATGCTGACGCCTACGGTTTTGGCGCCTACCACGATCGCGTCAAAGAACTTGGCTATGTCCTTGTCGCTCATGTTGCCCTGGACGGATTGGGTTTCCGCCAGCTGGGCCACTGTCTGGGGGTCCATGCCGGAGATGCGCGAAAACGCGGCGGAGTCATTCGCCACGCCGCGTACCTGCCCGCTACTGACGCCCGCCCGTCCCAACTGATTGTAGAGCGCGCGGGTCTGCCCGGTATCAAGAATATACCCGCCCGCAGTGCCCAGGGTCTGCCCGTAGGCAGTCCCGCCGCCCAGCCCGGTATTCGCGGTAAGCTCATGCTGCTGCTGGGGACTGTTCGCTGGTCTTCTCATTGACGGCAAGGCCGATACCGGCCAGCGCCGCCACGACAGTGGCCACGATGCCCACCGGGTTGGTCAGCGCCCCTACCAGCCCGCTTGCGCCAGCGGCGCCCGCCCCTGGGGTCACCGGGACAGCGGGAAGCCCGGCACCGGCGCCCTGGGCAGCCGCAGCGCCTGCGGCCCGCCCGGCACCTGACGCCAGGGCCGCTTTCACGCCGGAGGATGCGGCGCTCTGGGCCGCTTGCGTCACTACCTGCGTGGCGGCGGCGCTGGTCTGTACCGCCTGGGCAGCCTGCGGCAGACTGGGTGAGCCGGGGAGCCAGCCCTTGGTGATCGCCGCGCCGCCTAGCTGCTGCACCAGGGTAAAGAGCGATCCCGGTGACCCGCGCCCGAAGGCGAACATAACCGACTGCTGGGCGATGCTGAAGGCACTGGAGAGCTGCTTGACATTGGAGGTGAACTGCCGATGCGCTTCGGACAGCTGGGCCTGGACCTTGATCGCGTCCTGCCCGGACTGTGCAAACTGATTCCATATGTCGATGGACTTCGCCAGGCCCGGTTGATTCTGCGTGAGCTGTTGCTGCTGGCTGGGATTGAGCTGGTTGAGCGAACTCTGCACCTGGCCAAAGCTGGAGGCTTTGGAACCGCCTGCGGCTTTCTAGTACTCTGCGTTGATACCACTGCTT